TGATAAATCCTTTGTTATCGCGACAGTAGCAGCGGCTACGTTTGATGGAGTTGATTGTGTGACTGCTAAATCCTTTGTTATAGCGACAGTAGCAGCAGCTACATTGGGGGGTGTGCTAAGTGTGATAGTTTCTGAGGTTTCTATCGTGGGGGTGATTGTGGCGGCAGCTACATTCGGCGGGGTTGGTTGTGTAACGCCTAACGCTGTGCTTATAGCGACAATCGCAGCGGCTACGTTTTGAGGTGACGGTAATGTAATAGTTGAAGATGTGGCGAGCGTCGGAGCGATAGTGGCCGCCGCTACGTTGGATGCTGACGTTTCTGTCCACGATGCTGGAGCGGCACTTGCAGCTCCAAGAGCAATATAACAAATCTGCGTCGCCGTGGTTGCGCTATCTGTGCCCCACACCGCTTGAAACTGCCCAGAACTAAAGTTTTTTACTGGGGCCACGACGTTACTTGTGCCTGAGTCACTATCGTTAACTACAATGGTGTTCGTTGAATCATTATAATTATACACAATGGTTGGGTAGGAAGCATCTTTATCAGTTAGCGATACTGTGCCAAAGTTTGTACCGTCGCTCGCACCGACGTTACAACGCCATCCAGCTTGTACTGCTGATGATGCTGCGTAGCTGTCGTTAACCGTTAGTACCGCGGAAGGAGTAAAACCAAGCCCTGAAATGGTATCGGTAACCGCTGCCGTCTGTCCAGTTTTCGACCAATGGCCAACCTTGGCGCTACACGCTAAACAGAGAGAATACATAGGGTATGCAGTAGTATCGGTTTGCACATCAAAGCTTACGGTAAAACCCCCCGAATCCATTGAGGTGTACGTTGCCGATTTATTAATGGTGCTCGCGGTGGTTGACTGTCCAACAAGACAATGGTCGGTAATCTGTACACGCTTAACAAAATCAGGATTGTTCCCAATATCGACCTCACCTTTCGCCCACTGATTACCATTAGCATCCATAGCACCAAGCCAGTGACCATTACTAGTTGATTGGCCGCCAGACCCAGCTCCAATGTGCATAACGCAGGTAGGTTGAAAACCAAGACCTGTTACGCTCTTAGTCGCCGGGGCTACAGCCGTAGGGCACGTCCATGCTGCCACGCCGGCGCCGGTGATGTCTGAGCCACCTAATGCAAGATAATAGACGGTAAACGCTGCGGCGTGGGTAGTCCACGACACGACGAACTGACCACTAGAAAACGTAACGCCACTAGCCAGTAGTTCTGTAGTAGGAACCCAATTACGAGCATAAAGTGCATAAGCACCGGATGCAACCATGGTGGTATTTCCCGCCGCATAATCTTCGTGTCCGTCGCTGATAGAACCATACTGCATTGTGCCATTATTATTAGCAGCAAAGCCGATACTAAACATACCGTCTCCCTTAGTCCATCCGGTCGCGCTCTGACTGCCGACCCACATAATAAGGGCAACCGGCGTAAAGCCGAGGCCGGTTATGGTATTGGTGGCTGCGCCTGATGAGGTGTTAAAGTTGCCGACTTTAGAGTAGAACGTCATTGTGTTAGGTGGCTCCTTCTATAACTAGGCTAGAAACTGGCCAATTAATAAATTCAACAATACAATTAGTTACGATTGCCCCGTCTTCGTCGGTTATTATAAACGTTGGTACAATGGATTCACTTGTGGTGGTCGGCGTTGTTTCTTGTAGCCCCCCAGGACCTACAAGGAGGGTAGATACATCGATTGTAGTATCTGGAACCATAACCTGCTGCCAAAGCACGTTGCCGGTGGTGGAGGGGGCCGGGGTATATACTGTACTAATAGTACCCGGGGTAGTCGTTTGCGCCCATGTGACGCCCGCGTATTCTCCCGTCAGCGCGACGGTTCCACTTGATGTATTTGGAACAGTACTCTGCGACCATTGTCTGCTTATGTATACATGCGGGGGGTATACGGGGCTCATCGCGCCCGGGACGGTTGTCTGTGTCCATGATGAAGTAAACGAATCAGTGGGTGAATAAGATGTACTTGATGATGTAGGGATAATCGTAGGCGTTATCTGGATACCCTCGTACGCGTACTCCCCAACGAGCGCAATAGCGGCGCTCGTTGTGGTGGGCACGGTAGTCTGCGACCATTGAACGCTTGCCCCGGGCAAAGGTGAGCTAAAGGCAATGTAATTGATTAACGTTGAATCCGTTTTTGTATCTGTACCCCACACAATATCAAAAGAACCCGCCGCAAAATTCCCCATCGTGGCCGCGCATTCAGAGGTGCCCGTATCGTTATTGCTGAGGATAATGGCTGATGTTGTGTTATTGTAGTTGTATTCTACAGTGGGTGTCCCACCGCTAATGGTAACTCCACCCTTTCCTGTTTCTGCAACCACCCCATAGTTCACGCCGTCACTTGCACCCACCATAATGCGGGCGCCTGCCGCGACCGCCGAACTCGTTTGGCCGCATGTGGTCGCAAATACTGCCGTTGGCGCGAGCGTACTTAGGGGTGGAACTGAGAAGGAAACCGCGACGCTCGGGCTTGTTGAGTCCGCATAAGCCGCGCTACCTGTGTAGATTGTTTGGTAGTAGTAGACCGTAGCGGCTGACTCGACGTGGCTGAATGTATAGTTACCACCTGTATCGGTCACCGCGGTCGTCACGTTGTTCCACGTGGCGTCATCGGTAGAGTCCTGGAGTTGGATAGTCTGTGCCGAAACACCAATACCATACGAATTGGTGAGCGTGCCCGTGATAGTGATGGGTTGGTTGACATAGGCTGAAGAGGGTGCTGAAATAGTGAGTGTGGTTACGATTGGTGATACGGGCGACGGTGGTGCTGGGGCTGTTGAAGATACAAGCCCCACGTATATCATGTTACTTACTGAACTCGCGTAATCAATATTCCCCGCGCAGGTCGTTTGGTAATAATACGCGCCGATAACTGACTCGCTGTGACTGAACGTATAATTACCATTCGTGTCGCTCGCGACGCTCGCGATGGTGTTCCATAATGTATTATCAGCAGGGTTGACGGAACTCTGGAGGGTAACAGTCATACCGGCAATAGGTGTAACGTTGTCGGCAAATAGTGTGCCTGAGAGGGTGAATGTTTGATTTACGTTGCTTATATCGGGGTCGCTGGCAGAGGTAGTAAGGGCGAGATGCGTAGGGGGTGGCGTTGGTACTGCTGGGGCGACTGCATTGACGTTCCACGCTTCGCCTACGGCATAACCCGTTATGGCCCCCGTATCCATATCTGTACCAGTAGGGACAGAGAAATAGTTATACGGCAACCAGAAATAGCCCGCTGGACTTATGCCGCCTGGGGCACCCCATCCAGTGCCCCACGAATTTTTAACCCAAAATGCGCCGGTTGTCCCGTCGTGGCACGTGTGGGTATTGTCGTAGCCAATAATACACACGCCGTGACCGCCGATTATACACTCTTCTATGTTGACACTCATAGTGCCCCATGCGACGGCTCCACCAAACGGCTGTATCATCCCAAGCTGAAGAAGGACGGTGGCACCTGCAATCGGGGCGCTGCTTTGGTCTTTAAGTGTACCGGAGAGCGTATACGCGGCAGCTACTGCGGGGGTGTTAGTGGAGGCGGCAAGAGTAAGCTGTGACGTCGTGGTGGTGGTAGGCTCCAAGGGTTCCTCTTCCAGCGTACTACTTGGGCAGGTTATCTGCACGGTGTTACTCATCGCTGATGAGTGTGTAGCATCGCCATCGTAAATCGTACGATGATAATATGAACTTCCTGACCCATATCCTACCTCATTAAACTGGTAATTACCGTTTGAGTCGGTCGTTGTATAACCCTGGGTCAAGAACCAGCCTGAAGGTAAAGGAGGGGTAATCTCTATTGTATTCTCGCCAATAGACACAATTTCTCGCTCTATTGTAGCCTGCGATACCCCCGCAACTACACTGTTAATGTAGACTAAATCTGGCGCTGTAAATGGAGACGTATCTGATACTGATAACGTAGTCGCGCCTACTGGTGCATAGGCGGTAAGCGCGACAGGATGCGGGGTTCTAAGTTGCCCATCGCTACCAACGTGATAAATACTATAGTAAACGTCGAAACCAATCATCACTGGATAATTCGCAGCGATAGACGCTTGTATATTCGCAATCGTGGTTGCTGGCGCAAGTGAAGCATATACACTTCCTGTATTAGCGTACACCGCACCAGTGCGCGATACTACTGGATTATCTAGGTTTTGGGGGATATACGGCCGTTGGGTTTCGGGGATTATCCCGGTCCCAAGGCACTGCGCAGTAACTACAATTGATGAGCCCACATCACAGGTTGTTACGCCCCACACACTATAACCCGTGGCGGCGTCAAGGACATAAAAGGTACCATCATCACTTCCCACGTAGACTAACGTGGTGGTAACCCCGTTTAATGGCTCGTCACTAACCGCGGGGGATGAGTGTACTGCGCCTCCGGTCTCGTAGTTCCACACTTCAGCCCCAGTCGTAGCGTTAATAGCATAAACCTTACCATCATTGCTTCCCACATACACGACACCGTTATAAACACAGGGGGATGAGTGTACTGCACCTCCGGTCGTGTAACTCCATAACAACGCACCGGTGGCGGCATTAAGGGCGTAAAGGTTGTTATCGTAACTTCCTACGTAGAGCACACCGTTTGAGATAGTAGGACGCGAAAGCACGTCGCCACCGGTCGTAAAGCTCCATATCTTGGCTCCGGTGGTAGCATTAATAGCGTAGACCTTGTTATCATAGCTTCCTACATACACAACGCCATTAATAAGGGCAGGGGTGGGCATAATGACCGCACCGCCAGGGGCCGCACCCGTCGCGTAGGTCCACACTACTTGGGGGGTACCAAGAAAAGTAGTAGCATAGACTTTACCATTACTTCCAGCAACATACGCCATGTAGTCATCAGTAACAGCGGGCGTAGACAGCCATGAGCTGTCAGTAGGGCACAACCCTGCAATACCGTATATTCTCTCATCTGGGATGTATTCGATTAACTCGACACGCCCTGCATTTGTTACATACGCTAACCCATTAGCATCGACTGCGGGTGAAGAAAATTCACCATTACTATATGCAGAGGGGGAGTTAATTACAGTCCCCCCTACTGCTGTTGGGGGGGTAGTACTATCGACCGGAAGGCTGTATATCTGAATTTCGTTGTTGCCCATCATACACGTACAAACGAAAATTGTGTTGTTATTGGCAACGACTGATGATACTACGGGGTTGAGGCCGAGCCCAGCCCACGCCGCTGTCCCGTCGGTAGCCACATAATAAAGACCCCCATCCAGCCCACCGTAACAGACCCATCCATTGGTGATTACAGGGGACGAATAAACCCCCCAGCTATTTACGGTGACGCCTGCGACATTACTATTGGTATTCAGTACCCCGGCTCCGGAGACGGTGTAGGTCGCGCGCTCGTCTCTATAAAGCTGCATCCGGGAACCATTAACATAGTTCCCCGTTTGTAGGGCCGTACTAATTTTTAAGGCGTTTTCGCCACAGTTCGCTGTGCAACTCCCAAAACTCCCTTGGTCTCCTACTGGTGTTTGGTCCTCAAGTATTATTGATGGCGCAAGTTTAGCGTGTTCCTCTTCGGTGAGGAGTCGCGGGGCGTCTGGTTGTGGGGGCCCGCGAACAAATCCTAACCCGTGGGGGTATTCCTTACTAGGGTATTTGATTAGTCTAATAGGCTTACCTTCAGGTAGCTTTTCAGGTAGTCTAAAATTCATGATGTGGTCACCACCGTATCAGTACCTGCTGTGGTTTGACTTGTTTTTGCCTTGGTGCCGACGGTATATGAGCCACCCTGCAAACAGAGGCTAAATATATAATATAAACCAGGGTCAGTTTGCACATCCCAGTTAACCGAAAACCCATTAGAATTCATCGAGGAAAATGTTGCCGACTTTTGGGCTGTGGTATTGTTTTGTAATGGTGCAACCCACGCATCGCCGGAGTTGTAGCCATTAGCGAGGGTGGTGGTGAACATAAGCATGTTACCCGATGCACCGGAAACTATTTTCGCCTCGTGCACCGTCCCTGTGGAGTTGCTTATCTCAACTGTTTGCCCCCCCGAAAAATAGGAATCTGCGTTGTAAATGGACACCCAATTAGCACCTGCACTAACAGTAGTCATGATATAATATTTAGTTCCTACACCTGTGCCCCCGTTGAGTCCAACGAGACAATGGTCGGCGAGTTGAATGCTAGCCTCAACAGTCGTAGCGGCTCCATTAGCACTATACATATATTCTGCCCATTGGTTTCCGGTACTGTCCATAGCGCCGAGCCATAGACGCTGGTCAGTTGTGTTACTTGGCGGCGCTGTCGCGTATTCTATCCCGGCATGAATCACAATATCAGGTTTGAACGTGGTGCCTGAAAGGGTTACACTCTGAACGCCGGTAGCCGCCTGCGCTTGCCACTGTTTTACTGCCGAGCCGGTCGTGCCGCCTAACGCAAGCCAGTAGACCGTATATGCAGCGGCGTGGGTTGTCCAGTTAACGACGAACTGACCGCCGTTAGAGCTTGAAAATGTTACAGAAGAAGCGGTAAGTTGCGGTGTGCCTCCGTAATCTGACAAGTAGAGCGCCGACGCGGCGTGGCCTCGCTTTTCTGCGCTTGTAGTAGTCACGTATTCTTCACCGGAGTTGTAAACGGAACCATATTCCATCGCGCCATTGTTGTTGGCAGAGAACCCAATGGAAAAACTAATGTCACACAAGGCGGTGTTAGCTGTCCACCCTACCGCGCTTTGGCTACCAGCCCACATAATTAGGGCGGTTGGCGTGAAACCGAGGCCTGATATTGTGTTGGAGGCCGCACCAGATGAGGTGTTGAAACTACCGACTTTTGATACAGTAGCGGGGGGCGCGGATGAGATGACGACCGTACCTGCACTAACTGATGCAGTATACGGTGCTGATGCCGTAAACGCGGCGTAACAGGTGTATTGTCCGGCAGTACTAAATGTGTATGTACTGGGAAAGTGTCCGTTACCGTCGGTATTACCTGTACTACTCCCTAAAAGATTATTACTTGAATCATAATAACTAATTACAATAGATTGCCCTTGGAGGGGTGACTTAGTTCCATCCGCGGCCGTTAACGTCGCAGTAAAGTGTACCTGCTGAGCTGTTGATGGGGCTGAAGTATCGGCAGTGAGTGTTACAGCGGTAGGGCTCGTGGTCAATGCGGTTACTGTTGGGATATTTGCAGAAATAGAAGCGGTAGCGGTAACTCCGGCGACGACAATAGTGGTTTCTGTTGTAATCTGCAGCATGGTGGCGTTTGCTGAGGTGTAAGGGGAAACGCCCGTGTACCCTGAATAACAGTTGTATACCCCTGCCGTTGTAAAAGTATATGATGTCGTAAACTGTCCATTAGAATTAGTAGCGCCACTAGCACTATCAACTAGCGTTCCGCTTGCGTTATAAATAGTAATCGCGACGGTTTGCCCGCTAAGTAGTGCGCCACCATTAGTATCTAACGTTGCGGTAAGGTTTACCGTTTGGCCTGTTGTAGGTGTTGTAGTATCAGCGTTAAGCGTTAGGGTAGTAGAGATGGTAAACGTGTAAACTAGCCCAGCCCAATAGCCTGCTGAGGGGGAGTTTGTAATTTGTGTAAGTACGTGAAGCCCCCCACTACCTACAAAAAGACCCTCGACTTCAAACCCCGTAGTGCCGGTTATAGGCCCTATCGCATTGGTCTGGCTTGCACCAGAGGTATCCATTCGTATAACGCCGCCTGTTGTAGTCGGCGCGCCCGCGCCACCAAAAGTAGAATATGAAGCATACAAAAAACCGTTGTAATATTTGATGTCTTGTAACGCTATATTCGCCGGTGACGTTCCAAACTCAGGGTTTGTAGTAATGTAACCAATGAAGCTAAAATCTGCTGAACTAAATTTACGAATAAGTCCACTGTAACCATAAGAAGAGGCGTATATTATCCCATTTACATGGTCTACACCAACCCCTGAGCACTCAGCTTGTGCACCCCCAAGAGTTAAAAAATAGGGGCCTAACTCGTGGTAGGCAACAAGACTAAGGTTTGAGGAATTAAATACCGCTATACCTGTTTTGGTGTTATTATATGGACTACTAGTATTGATGTTAACACAGGCAACATACAGATACCCGTTCCAATAGTCAATCCCCGAAAGGTCATTACAGCCTATCGCCGTACTACAATTAACGGCTGCTACGAGGTTCCAACTCATATCATATTTGTATATTGCCGCTGCATATGCACTAGGGCTATTCCACCGTGAAGTGCAGTAGTAATAACTACCGTCAGAAGTAACACCCTCCCAATCATTATATCTTGGTAAGGTTAGCGTCGGACTTACTGCAATAGCACCAAACGGAAGTGTCACTTAATATTCTCCTATCCTAATTCACAGTCCATTCAAACCAACCAGTTACGGGGCATGTTATGCTAAAACTCCCACCAGCGGCGGCTTGTGCTGTTCCGTACGTGACGTACCCAAGTAAGTAAAACGGGGATACCGTACTATAGAGTACAGCAGTCACAACCCCTGTAAACGATGCAGCAGACCACGTTGGGTTTCCTGATGCAAGTATAACGTTTGCACCGGTAGTTGAGGGATTTGTTATGGAAGGTACCGCCGCTCCGCCGGTAGTGTACCCTGCGCCCGCGCTAAGTTCGTGAGAGGAAATCCCCGTGTACGTCGTATCAGTCGTTTGAGTGGGGGTATACGCCGACGTAAATAACGCCATTTTATAACTAGCGCTGGTATTCCATTGTAATGTTCCCTTGCTGAGGTACGCGGCCCCAGATGAGTACATGTGGGCTACATCGTCTGCCATGCTTACACGACTAGGTCTCTACCGAGCTTGTCAACGTGAATACCCCGCTGCCTGACCACGCAAGCGTAAACGTGCCACTTGACACCGTCTGCCCGCCGCCGAAGTCGTGGTAGCAAATCAGAGGCCCGGGTGTCGTTTTCGTGGAGCCATAGTGGAGTGTCGTGTAAGACGCCGTGTACGTCTGGTCGTTTGCTCCGAATGCGGTGTTCGCTGCGCCGAACTTCGTAACTGTTGAAGTCATCGTGGGGGTCACCGGAGCTATCACCGAGCCGCCTACTACGTAGTTGCTGGCGCCGCCGGTCAGTTCTCCAGAGAATACGGTTGCGTATGAGGCTGTTGTTTTAGTCGGCGCGCTGCTCATAAGGCAGCACCAATTGTAAGCATTGCCGTTTGCCCATATAATATTTCCCTGCCCCATTTGAGGCAGGCAATAGTCATAAACTGCATTATGTGCCATTTTCTTTCTCCGTGTTTTCTTCTTCTATAATAATCCTCGGTGCGTGCGTTGATGATGATGCGCTAGGCGTCTTCATCTTTTGTTCTTCTTCTGTCATAATTATCTCCTGTCAATGTAAGGCCCCGTTTCGAGCATGTTAAAACCTTTTTTTGGTTTTTCAATTTTCCTGTCCCAATTAGAACACATGATATCGTTATAATTAGGGCCAATGTGTGTGTGCATGTCCCACGTGCAATAAAAGTGATAATCTTCTTTGCTCAGTTTATTCTGCGGCAATTCCCGACCCTTCCTGCAGGTGCGGCAGTTGTACACCTCATGCGGCCTCGGGAACACTTCGTTTTCGATGATTACCTTCGGCGGGATTGCTTTCGCTTCGACGACCGTCTGCATCTCCGATTCGCCGTCGGGGAAGGTCACTTTTAAGGGGCTGCCGATGAGACTATTCCACTGCCTCCTCATGCTACCTGCACCACCCGGACGTTGCACGTCATGACATTATGTTCGCGGTCTTTCGGGCCCCAGACGCTTACGTCCTCACCCCGTACATCGATTTCAAACGTGCCTACTTCGAAAGAACTGTCATCATCGAATTGTAATAGGTTATTTGCCCATGCCGTTGAGAGGGCGAACATTGCGTCGTTCATTAACTCGCTGACGTCAGATTTTCCCCCGTAATGGGTGAAGCAGTCAATTTCAACCATATACATGTCAATGAAATTGTCTTTAGTCTGGAACTCGTGGTCTATTTTTATCGCGGCTTTGCCTATGGTTGCATACGGTGGTTTGACGTTTTTGGGAACCGTGTCCCACACATTTGCCGTTATTTCGTTGCCGCGTTCGTCGTGGTAAATGCGAGTTGTAAGGACGGGGTCGTTAGTTAGTATATCATAAAAGAGTTTCCGGAGTTCGTAGCCGGCGGACTTTTTAATCATTATCGTGGTCATAATTTCATCAATTCCATTTGAAGTGCGAGCATGATTGAGGCTTTTATGTCCTCTGTGTGTTCGGAGAGTGCGGGGGCCATGAAGGGGTAGGGTTGGGTGCCTGGGTGTTCTACGCTTGTAGCAAAGACGTCATCGCCGCCAACGGTAAAGTGCAAGACGGCGGCTCCCGAGGGGATGATAGTATGGGGTGCGCTTCCGGATTCTATGATATTTGCATAGCTGGTATCGGCAATAACTTGAGCTTCTAGCTTTTCCGGCGTGGCATCGACTGTGTGTATTGAGTCCTTCAGCCTACCTGTTTTAACGCGCACTTTGCTTTTAGCTGAACTTTCAACGATGTGAGCTCCCGTGTTTAGTGCCGCGGCGAGGCTGGTGTTGGTCTCTTCGCCTATCGTCTTGAAGCGAGCGAGCACCTTTGCTAAGGAAGCATCATCCACATGCATCGACAGGCTGCCGCTCGAACTAGAAGTTGTGCTAGCCATTATTCATCCGCCCCGTACTCGATTATCTCCTCAGCGCCTAATCTTAGGTAATGCCATTCGAAATCGACATTAATTAGGGTTTTAAGCCACCAGTACCGACTTTGCCCTGTTTGGTGATTTGTGTATTTTGCAATCATGCGCACGTCTATGCGGGGGTCGTAGCGCACAAGTATTGAATGAGTCAAAACCTCACCGTGTTGCGCTGCGATTAAAATATCGTCGGGGTGGGGTTCCGAAATATCACACCACACACCATACCCATCAGCGCCAGTCAGGTAATCTTCCATATCGTTGTATGGTCTTGCACCTAGTTCATCAGGCGTATCATCAGTAGGATAGTGCATAAACACAATCTTACGCCTCATTTGGAACAGCGTATTCCTTTTGCTAATCTGCGCCTTCGGCGCGGGGGTGAACTTAACGTCGTTTATGGTCATGATTTACCAGTGTTATTTTTCCGCTCTTGCCGTTCCTGCCGGAACCCACGTGGGAACTTCCTTTTTATGCGCGCCTTGAGGCTCATCGGGGTTCCTTTTATTTTTTCGTTCATAATCCCCGCCCACAAGGGTGTACAGGATGGATAATACCTGGTGGAACGAAGAAATCCAGCAAACCCGTCATGGTGTATATATATCCTAGGGTAATTGTTGCCGTGTAGTACATTGTTTCGCTACTAGGGGGCCAGTCACCAGCATTTAGGTGAACTACTAGAGTACTTCCGAATGTAATAATTGAATAATCGTCAGTTGTTTTGGTTATGAGTGGGGTACCCTCACTATCTTCCGCGACCCATTCAATTGTCGCATCATCAAGCGTAAGCAATCCATTTGTAGACCACACTGAGAACACGAGGTCAATACCTGTCCGTACCTCCCACTGCGCATCAGGGACTAAGCCAAGCGTCTGCGGGCAGCCGTTGCATTCATGTGATGAAAACGCCGCACCTATTACACCCATGAGGGTAGTGCTTACACTTTTTACTGTTGCACATAGCAGCGGCTCGTGAGTGTTCAATGCAACGGCTGCAACGGTAAGTGAATCTGCCACTTATAACACCTGTGAACTCAATATTGTTGAATTTCCTGTGAATGATGTGTCATATGAGTATGACACCAATGCTGGACTCGTTGTGGTTGTCCAGTAATTGTGTCCACTAGACGAGTCAACAAACGGCCCGTACGCTATTAATGGACTTGTCGAATCGTATGTATTGTTTGACCCTGATGGTGCATACGCAACTAGTGGTGAAATTAATGAGTTTGCAACGTTCAAATCCCAGTAAAAGATTATTAATCCAGCGGTCATTGTCTGGCTAGGGTTCACCGTCCAGCTTAGCGGATACGACGCATTTGCTGGGTAGATTACATAATCAGCAGTAGGACTTGTCTTTTGGTACTTTGCTATCGCTGCGAGTTGCACCGGTATGCGTGGATATGTACAATTCGCCGCGGTAACTTCTGCCCCGGATGTGGCAATTGCCGTACTTAGGTATTGGTCATTATAGGGGTCTGGCGTGTACTTACTACTGTCAACGAGCGTCGCATAGAGCGCGTAGTTCTTCGTGTTGCCGTTCCACGTAAAGGCGCTTGTCACGCCCGGATTCATAAGGTAGCGCCCGTTGGCGTACCAGTGTCCTACCGTCATTTTTTATTTCTCCTATCTATGATGTTGGGTGAACTATATTCGTGAGGTCAATTCTAGGCGTTTCCTGGCTAAGATAATCGAAAAAACTGATATAGTCTCCAATTGGTATTATATTAGAGTAATACGGGCCGACGTAGAGCGTATCGAGATAATCAAGTCCTACCGTATCAATAACCGACGTGAGGGATGTTATGATGAGGTCTTTCGCTTCGAGTATTGTCGGAACGCCCCAGTATCCAAGCGGAGTATTCGATGGATTTCCGTAATAGGTGTTGTACCCATACTTTTTAGTAGGCCAGTTTAACCGCATATTCTGCCCTAATGCAGTAACCGCTGCGGTGTCGTAAGCATAGAATATTTCGTGAATAATATAATCTACCTGTGAAATACGCCAATCCATCGCTGCAAAACAATCAGCGCAATCTATACACGCATCACCACCAGTACACGGGTGGCCAGTATTAATATAAAAGTTTCCGAACAAGTAGTACGCCGAAGAAGGGGCGTACCAATTTTCCCGCGAAAGATATTGCATCAGTTTCTTACTAGTAGCTCCGCGCAACCACGTTATACAGGCATCATACGCACCCTCCCAAAGGTAGCCAAATAAGTCACGTTCTTCGAGGAGCGTCATGCCAGGTTCGAATAGTGTTGCGTATTCTCCGGCTGTCGTGGTGCTGTCGTAATACCACGGGCCGATTTGTGGGTCGTTTCCGAGTAGTGGGTCTGGGTGTATCAAATGGCCCGCAGGCCCGATAGTGCCGCCGATGCAGTTTTCAATCTGCGCTATTGTCGGGATTCCTGCCGCTATTGACTGGTCGATTAGGTCTAAGTAAACGGGTAATAGTGATGTATCACGTAATCCACCGATAGGTAAGTCTACGGCGAGCGCCCACCCATTATCTGCGATGGCTGCACGGTCTTCGCTAGACATTCCGTTTCCGGATTCCGTATAGAATATTGTTTTTAGCATATTAGCTTGGTAAATACTGCACCCTAACACAGTTCACGTTTGCATGCGTTGCGGTGAACGCGGCAAACTGCGCGAATACCCCTGCATTGTTGCTTGACGTATAATACCCCCCAAACAATTCGGCGGCCCATCCCGACGCTTCAGTTTCTTGGTCACAGAAGTACGTCGATGCGCTGCCTCCAGACGCCGCGCTTGGTAAAAATGCCCACGCTGGTGAAGAGGCTACGGCGGTGATGTAAGAGTTTGCGCTCGGAATGGTGACACTCGCGCTGGCGTACGGTGAGGTAGAGATGCCCCATGCGTATGTATGACCTCTCGATTGTGGGGAGATATACACAGCACCCGAATTAACATTCATCCCTTCGATGAACGTGCGCGTGTTACCCCATAAGTTCTCAACACCTCTGAACGACATTGCGACGGTGTTTGCGCCGCCATATGATGCATTTCCGTACGAGGTAGTAGTGCCAGTATTTTGTAGTGTGGTATTTGTGAAACCATACCCTAACGCACTCTGACTGTTGAGCGATGCGTATTCGATGACATACAGGTACTGGAGTGCCGAGTACATTTGTACCGTAGCAATCTCCCACCCAACACCAGCAGCCTCAACATACGTTCGCATCAGTGTGCCTGTCGTAACGGTGGCATTGTCTGTTCCGGTGGGGGTGACTCCTGCCTTCGATTCGATATACCCTAGTCCTGAATTGTAGTACCCCTCGTACGCAGATACGTACGCAGCCGATTTCGCTACGGAGTCAACGATGAACGCTTGATGAATGTCTGATGAACTGAACGTGTACGTGCCGCCGGTAAACGTGCCATCGGCAGCCTGTAACGTAAATTGGTCCCCCACTTGCCCTACCCACCACACGATATTGTGCGCCGCTACATAGTCAACATAATAGCAGAACTGCGGTATATACACCATCTTCTGCTCGCCGCCTGTGTCGTCGGTATCCGAATAGCAGTTGTCGCCCCAGTTCGCTGCAGTTTGAAGGGATGTTTGATTGGTAGCACACCGGGAAGATGTTGAGCCATCAGGCCGTAAGGAGACCCGACCCATCGAACCCCACGGCGCTAACCCACTAAAGTATGTCGTCGCTACCGCTTGCGATGCTGGCGAGTATACCGTGTTGCCGCTGCCGTTGCCGTGATAGCGTGTAAGTGTTGGGGAACTTACTTGCCCCCATAAAACTCCTTCTGCTCCCATTTTTTACTCCTACCTATATCCGTACCCAAGACTTGAGGTGCCGAACGGACTCCACTTGACTGCGGAACTGTCGGTGTAATCCCATGAATCTAGTTTGTAATCCTGCAGCAATACTTCAACCTGCGGGGCTATTGTATAATCCATTTGTTCTCTCGATTGGTACAACTGTGAAACCAGCATCTTTATGGCCGTCCTAAACGGCGAGGGGATGTCACTTGGGTTATCACCGTAACCGGCTACGTACTGGATTCTATATCGCCCGAAGACATAATAATCCCACCAAAAGCCCATAAGCAACTGAACCCGCCCAGGGATTGCAAACGTATCAACATCGTATTTCTCTGCGGTCTGGAGGTGTTCGGCGCCGTTTTGCTCTATTGCCGTCACATAGTTAACCGCTTGAAGCGGCGCAGCGCGGAGCATGTGAAGCCGCATCGCCAGGATTTCGGGTGGGTTTGGCATGTACTCAACTTCAAGTGTCTGCGTAATAAGCGCCCTTGAAACATATTTTTCTACCATATCGGTAGCCGTTGCAATGAGGTCTTCAATAATCACATTTTCACTGACGATATTCGAAGGGTCAACATGCAACCACTCGCTTGCTTCATCGAGCGTAACGGGGTACGCTTTAGGTGGAACAATAATCTTTGGTTCGCTACGTCTCATGCTTCCCCCCCTTCGGGCTCGATAAGCGTGTAACTCTGCTTAAGCGTGAGCCTACCTTGTGGGATTAATACGTTCTCCGCGCCAGATTTGGCTATGCGAATCTCGTGAAAGTAAGTAAGTGGAATAAGGTCTTCAGTATCAGCTTTAACGAAACTTAGTGTTATTGATTCATTATCGTTGTTTATGGTGACGCCGCCGAAATCCGCGTTGTCCTTTACGAGTGCAATCCCCGTGAGTATGTGGTACATTTTCCACGTCAGCGTTGCGTCGTCAACGTTAAGCGCAACACCGTTCATTGTTATCGGAACGGTAATATCGATATCTTCCCCCGCGAAGAATTCTATATCGTTATAATCTGTCATGTTTTCACCAATGAAAATTCCCGCGAGTTTTCTAAGTCCTCGCTGAATGTAAATGAGTTAACTACGCCATCCACTTCAGTAAGTGAATTGATTATATACCCCGATTCAGTACGTGAGTTAGCAACATTTTCTGTCATCGTCCTGCGCGCATACCACGGCATTGCCCTAATGCTTGGCTTTACGACGGTTGCGCCTACGTTTGGAACCGCTAAGGGTGTAATAGTCGAACTCGCGGCTAGAGTTGGGGATATAGTTTGTGCGGATACGTTCGATAATATTGATTGCGATATGCCAAGTCCCTGCGCCGTTGTGGCTGTTGCTGCCGTTACCGCTTGAGGTGCTGGTTGTACGCCTGTACCTATAGCGGCAGTAACTGTCTGTGCTGTGGCATACGGAACCGCCGTTTGAGTGATACCAAAACTGAGTAATGGATGTATTACTGACGTAGCTACATCAGGCGCAGTAACTTCTGTCCAGCTCCCTTCTTCAGATGTTGACACCTGTGGAAGGAGTACTGTAGCCCCGACGTTCGGAACTACTGGGGTGATAGTCGAACTTGTGGCTATCTCTGGCGCGTGGGTTGCCGCACTTGAACTCGGAGTAGGTGAGGTTACACTGATTCCTAGCGTTGGATTTACAGCTGCTACGACCGTATTGGGTACAGTCGTTTGCGCGATAGCATTACTGATTGTAGAATTGATTGCTACGGCGGCTACATTTGGTGAGGATGATTCAATCCACAAGACGCCTTCGGATACTGATGGTAGTATAATAGTAGCACCAGCGTTCGGAACCGAGGGTATGATGCCTGACCCGATAGCCGGGTTTATTGTTACAGTTGCTACATCAGGACACGCAGCAGATAATCCCAACCCTAAAGTAGACGCAATAGTTTCGGCGGCTACGTTGGGGGTTGATAAAGTCGTTATATTACTTGACGTTGAGAGTATCGGCGCGTAAGTTGCAACATCCACATTCAGAATGGGTGCAGTCACATCGACCCCTAACGTCGGACTTACTGCCGCTACGACAGTAGTAGGTACGGTTGTTTGCGCAATACCGATGCCGATTGTAGAACTAATTACTGCTACGGCAACATCAGGAGTACTAGATTCCGTCCATAAAACTCCCGAAAATGTAGCAACCGATGGCAGTATAACCTCTGCTGCTACGTCAGGGATTATCGAAGGGGTTATATCACTTGACGTGGCAAGTGTTGGGGCTAGGGTAGTAACCGCTATGTTCTGAACGGTACCCAATACAATTTCGCTTGATGCTGATATGGTTGGCACTATAGTTGTAATGCCAACATCAGGCTGCACGGATTGCGTTAATGCCGCTGCAAGCGAGGGGGTTACTGTCGAAGTGGCTACGTTCGGAACTGTGGGGGTGATACATGCACTTAGTGTTGGGGATACTATAGCAACGCCAACGTTTGGAATAGTAACAAGTGAGATGGTATCCGTTTCAGCAATCATCGGTGCGATAGTTGTTACTGCTACGTCTTGTGGTGCGCCGAGTATGATAGTGTCTGATGTGGCAATAGTTGGCGCTACTGTAGTTGCCGCTACGTTAGGGGTTGATAAAGGCGTTATGTTACTTGAAGTGGCTAGCGACGGCGCTAGTATCACTGCGGCAACATCGGGCGCAAGTGATTCCGTCCACGATGCGCCCTCAAAAGTGGAAATCGGCGGTAGTATGATATCAGCGCCGACATCCGGTACTAAGGGGATAAGTGCTGAACCGATGTTGGGGATTAGCGCTTCGATAGCTATGTCTTGGCTTACTGCAGATATTGCCAATCCAATCGTAGCCGTGAGTGTGGATGTAGTTACGTCGGGAATTGATGGTGTTATATTACTTGAACTGGCAAGTGTTGGGGTGAATATCGTAGCGGCTACATCTGAGGGTATACCAAGCGTAATAGTATCTGAAGTTGCTATCGTTGGAGCGATTGTCGCTGCGGATACGTCGGGTACTACTAGTGGGGTTATGTCGCTTGAGGTAGCGAGTGTCGGAGCTACGGTTGCGGCAGTTACATCCAGGGTAATGGTTTGTGTCCATTCAACCCCTTCAACTATTACAACCGACGGCAAGATAACGGAGGCCTCAACATCTGGAACTGTAGACGTAACACCCAAGCCAACCGTCGGGCTGACTATCGCACCAGATACGTTGAGTGGAGTTGGTTGCGTAACACCTGCGTCTACCGTTGGGGATACGATAGCAACACCCACATCAGGGATAGTAACAAGCGTAATAGTACTTGATGTTGCAATCGTTGGGGTGCCGGTCGTCACGGCTACGTCTTGTGGTGTGCCAAGTGTAATAGTATCTGACGTGGCAATTGTCGGGGCGATGGCCGTAACAACTACATCCGGTGGTGATGGTTGAGTAATCCATAAAGTTTGGGTTACAGCGACAATCGCTGCTGCAACGTTCGGTGGTGTCGATTGAGTAATAGCAGAAGCAAGTGTGGGTGCTGCCGGCGCCACCGATGCGTTAGGGGCTGTAGGGAGGCCAATATAACACAACTTCACCGCGACGCTTGGTGCTACAGTAGTGATGGCCACGTCCTGTGGTATTGGTTGCGTGAAACTAGACCCTACCGTTGGTGATACGATTGCCACACCCACGTTGGGTATAGTAACAAGCGTGATAGTATCCGTTTCAGCAATCGTTGGTGCTACTGTCGCAGCGGCCACGTCTGGAATAACAGAGGGGGTGATACTAGAGCTAGTCGCATAGGTCGGCGCTATGGTATCTACTGATGCGTTCGGCGGTGTCGGCGCGGTAATTGCTAACGCTTTTGTAACGGCAACGATATTAGCAGCTACGTTCGGGGGTGTTGATTGAGTAATAGCAGAAGCGTGTGTCGCTGCGGCAGTTGCAGCAGATACATTGGGTGCTGTAGGAAGACCAATATAACACAACCGTACCGTGACTGTTGGCGCAATTGTTGCGGCAGCTACATTGGGTGTAGTAGTTTCCGTCCATTCACTGCTAGTCACAGAAAGCCTCCGCTAACGCTAGAAAAAGAAAAGAAAATGGGGGCACACGGAGGTGATGCCCTCACGTGTTTAACCTGCTGCCGCTACCGTCAGTGTGAATATGCCGTTACTGTTCCAGGCTATCGTTAGGGTTCCGCTAGTCACACTCTGTGCGCCCATATCAAGGAAGCACATTAATGGGTTCGCTGCAGTCGTGAGCGCCGTCAGAGCGAACTGCAGATTTAACCACTGTGCGGTTAGTGTCTGGGTCGTGGTGTACACAAGGTTTGCGTTTGTTTTTATACCCGTAACGTGCGACGTCATCGTTGGTACGAGGGTGTTAACCGCACTACCCCCCAAAACGTAGCCGTTTGTTGCGCTTATTTGGGATTCAACGTGGTCATACTCACAGTTAGCCGTTGATAGGGTCTGCGTTGGTTGCCCGTTTGACAACATACTGTACACGCCGGGGAACGTTCCGCCGCCCGTGTTAGCCGCGACCATTGCAGATGCTCCAAGCTGTCCGGTCATTATCTTGACCATAAAATTATCATAAACTCCTGATGTCATTTTTCTAACTCCTCACTTTCCTTTTTAATCCGTTTTCCGTTTTTATCCAGAATATTATTTTCAACCATTACCGTCGGCATATGCACACCTGCCGCTGCTCCAGTATCTATTCCTACAGTTCCTTCTTCTTCTAAGACCATTTCATTTCTCCTCGCTATATCCTCTAATTCTTCTGATGAGGGGTAAAGTGGATTTGCGTTGATTACTCGGGGGTAATGCTGGTGGCAGTTCTCTTGTGTATAATTATCCAACCACAAATCACACCACCTCCACATCGGTATATCTATAAATTTACTAGCCGCCATTTCATCCCAAATAGCCGGATGTGCCGCTATAAACTTCTGTCCAAACTTCATAAGGGCCAATGTTGCCACATTTCCGTCAACGAAATGCTTTTCGTGGAAATGCTTAGTTGTGGCCTTGCTGCTTTCTTGGTCCCATACTATTTCGTTTCCCCAAACACCAAAGGCACACCATTCTTCCGAGCAGTTTTCTAACTCTTCGATTGCCCCGCGCTCGAAAATAGTATCATGTTCGCAGTTAATGAACGATTCTTTTTCGTTCCATCGCTGTTGGAAATAATGTAGATAGTCATCATCGTTCACCATCTCTACTGGGGTGTAATCGTACGGCGCAAGACATTCTTTAGTCTCTGGCTGAATCTCGGTGAAGGGTACAAACACATTCATCACGATGCGCACTCCTGTGCAACTACGACAATCTCCCCCGTTACACTTTTTCCATTTATAATCTTTGTAACGCATTTGTTTGGAAGGGCCGAGATAATCTGAGGGGTCCAATTTAGGTCGGGGATATCCTCGATAATCAAGACCCCACCAAGACTCAAAAGTTTACTATAATGTTTAGCGAAAAACAGCATAGAGGGTAGGGTGTGGGGGCCATCGTCAATTAGAACGTCAAACGTTTTTTTAGCAATCTTTTGTATAAAAGTGGTATCATACGCATCCCCTTTATGAAAAGACATGCGATTCGACATTTGAAACGTACTTGGACGCAAATCCACAATATCTATGCCGCAAATATGGGCATTAAAGAAGTAATCGTTCCATAAGGAGAACGAATAGCCATATTGAACCCCCATCTCCAATACGTTTTTTATGTCGGCCCGTATAGAATCAAACAAATTTTTGTACACCTCTAGGTAAGGGTGTACGGTAAACTTGTCCGTAGGATATTTTTTCGCCAAAGATTCTAACGTATTCATCATAAAATGTTATTTTCAACCGAAATTGTAGGCATATGCACGCGCGCCCTTGCGCCTTCTATTGTTTCAAACAAGTGGATTCTTCCCGTTTTTTCTAGTTCCAGTAACGTTTTGTATTTTGGGTTTGCGTTAATAACATTTTTATAATGCTGGTGACACAGAATATCTCTTGAGCGCGTGTAGCCGTCCAGCCACCCATCACACCACATCCACCGTTGCTTGAGGTCGGTTCTTTCCGGAAGTCCGTCCCAAAGGTCTGGATATTTTTTAATGAAGCTACTCTCGAACTTTATAAGGGCAAGTGTTGGGGCTATTCCGTCAACGAAGTGTTTTATACTGTAAGGTAGAATCTTCACTTTCGCGTTTTCTTTGTCCCATACCGCGTCATACCCACCGATAGAATACGCGCACCACTCTTCAGGGCAGTTTTCGAGTTCTTCAATAGCACCGGGTTCAAATACCGTGTCGTGTTCGATGGTGATGAAACTCTCACCCTCTTCCCATCTTTTTTGGAAGTAGTGCGGATAATCATTTTCTTCGACCATTTTAACTGGGGTGTAATCGTACGGCTCAAGGCACTTCAACGTTTCCGGCAGGATGCTAGTATACGGAATAAAGATTTTCATTGTTATAGTAAACGAATATCTTCATTTCTCATTCTGACGTAATATGTACAGTCGTTATCGAAATGATTGTTTCCGCGGTGCGTGTGTATATCCCACCGGCATTGGCGGCAGTACTGGTCGGGAGTTAAATCCTCTTCTGGTAATTTACGGCCTTTAACACACGTAGTACAATTTCGTAGCTCTTCAAGCGGGGGTAGGATACCGCTTCGCTCTTTTACCTTTGGTGGGTAAACTCTTGCTTCAATGTGCTGTGAGTTTGTTTTAGCGTCGCGTTCGGCGTTCCATTGCGAAAGGCGGGGGTCTATCGGTACTGCATCCCAACCGGTTTCGTGCTTGAGCTTTTTTATGCGGTAGGTCATTTATGCATTTAAGCTGACTGTATAAAGTAAATCTTATCGCCTACGTGGGCGCCGAATTGGTAATAGACGTTCGCTAGGTCGTTAATGGCTATAACAACTGACTGGCCGGGGTACAGCGGATATGCCGGGGCCGCGCCGCCAACGAGGACGCCCGCCGCGTTATTCAGTGCATCCGCGACTACCGTTATCTTTGACCCGCAGGGTGTTGAAACCGCCGCGAAGGGGTGTATGTTCGTGTTCGCCTCAGTAAACGAACCAGATACGATAGCCGTAGGTGCTGTAGTTGCTGTGTTAACCGTACCGTTGCTTATGACTGAATTGAGTAGTGCGGCCCATTCGATTTTCGCGGAACCGTCGGCGCTATACGCTGCGCCGCTCATGTCGCCTGCGGTGTCTATGCCTATTCTTGATGTTCCGCTTGTTGGAAATGTCATTTTTTTATCACCTCATGCTAGAGCCACATAGACACAATAGACTTTCAGTGAACCTGTACTCGGTGAACCTGATTTTGAGATTGTCGCGTGGACGGCATCAGTACTGTTATAATACGCCGTTATGGGGCACGTAGCACCCGTGGTACTATTCCACAGTAGCGGTCCGCGCGTTGATGGGTCAGCACCGACCGCAACATTCACCACAGTAAGGGTGCTGTTCAGGAGAGTCATTGCTGGTAAGAACCCTGCCGGAGCGCCGCTGTCCTCAATAGATATTGAAAACGTAGCCCCATTGAACACCGCCGCCGGTACTGCGATAACGTCCGTGACAAGTGACTTCGCAGGGATTGTCATTCCTGTGATGGCGCCTGTCGTGTCACCGAAAGCTACAGTTCCCGTCAGGACGTGCGTCGTGCCCTGCCCGAGTTGCGAGCCGAGTATGCCAGCCGTTGTGCTAATCTGGCTTGTGGTTATTGTATTGCCTAGTATATTTCCAGCCGCGACCGTCGTGCTTGCTATCTGTGAGCCGGTTATGCCCGCGGCAGCGGCTAGTTGTGCGCCGGTTATTGCTGGGGTGTACACTCCTGTTGTAGAAGTCCGGTAAACGCTTCCCACAAGAGTGAGAACATTAGCTCCGTCTGTGGTAAGACCGCTGGTTAATAGTACGGAATCAATAAACGTAATCTCGGATGCTATCGCTCCAGTGTTTGTTACTCCACCAATAAGTGTACAGTTCCTAAATCTGAATCGGTCGTCTGTAGTAGTGGTAAGTAAGTTTACTAACCCAGTAACCTCATCGCAGTTCACCATGTAGAGTCTAATGGCCTGGCCGGTTACCGTGTGGCTCATATCAACAGAATTACCAGAGCCGTACGTTGGTACGGTCAATAGGTACACCATAAGCTTCCGGCTTCCCATGTGCGCGTTGTCTATCTTTACGCCGATTTTTGAGTTGCCGTGGTATATTAAGACATTTTCAATGAACGCTGAGAGTGTTGCTGACGTGAATGTCGGGTTTATTAGTATAACCTCAGCACCGCCGTCAGCGGGCGCGGTGATGGTAACGTTGCCACCCCAGTCAAGTCCGATTAATTGTACATTATTGACGTTTGGCCATGTCAAAATCGATGCTTCTGTATATGTACCAGGTAAAACGTAAATAGTATTGCGCGCCGCTGTTACCACCGAAAACGCTTTGGTTATCGTGGCATATGGTGCGGTAACTGAACCTGTGCCTGTAGTATCGTTGCCGTCTGCCGCGGATACCCAGATGTACGTAGTCTCAGTTCCGCCTGCATAAAGCTTTTGCGGGGTGACCGCACCGTCTTGGATATCTTCAGTGGCTACTCTATTCAAAAGGGGAGCACACAGGTTGCCTCCAAAATCAGCACTAATAGGAATATTTGTCACTTGATTCCCCTCCGTGTTAAATGAAAAAGGGTGGTGAGCGCCTTGAAGACGCTCATTTCTTTTTTATCTCGCCGCTCCGAACCATTTTGTCCTCGGGGGGCGAGTCGAGGTTTTTTGCTTTTTCTGGTTTGAAGTATTTGGCTTTTCCGCCTTCTACTAACCTCTTAGCAATTTCATCCTCAAATCCCGCTATGTCACCGATTCGATATGGTGGGTTTTGGTCGAGAAATTCTACCGTTTTCATTTGGATTGGCTTACTGCCCCTTTGTGTAGTAGTTGTCCGTGCCTGCCGTGCCGCCCGTTATCACGGGCATCGTGTCGCCAGTAAGTATGAGGCTTGCGCTGACTGTGGTACTAGGTGAGTTGGGCGTTGCGTGCGTATCTGCAACCGTAATCCACGGAGCGATGTACTTACCAATGACTTCAGCGTTGCGTAGTGAGCCCATAAGGCGCGCGTCAAATACAACTGGTTTGGTATACGCTGCACTTGAGGGTGCGGTGTAGACGCAACCATACGTTGCATTTGCTACGGTTGAGCACTGGTCCCGCCATCCGGCTGGGAATGCCGTCGTGCCAACAACGTCATAATCTGCCGCGGCTCCGGTTGTATTGAGGTAAAGCTGCTTGTAGTACGCATCTTTTACCCCTGCCGTTGATTGCAGCGAGGTGAAGTCTGCGCATGTTGACGTCCACGTTGAAGCAGACGTAACATCCGTTGCGCTCTGCATTTTAGCTGACAGGCTAAGAGTATGCCCTACTTCTAATCCACTCTTAACGACAATATGCAGGATGTACGAGTAGTACCCCGTACGGTCAACATAGGGCATAGTGTACGTAGGTGCCGTAGCAGTCTGGTCCGAACCATGGCTGATAATTGTTGGCGTGCTATTCGTAACGCCTACAGAATCAACTAAGCTAATTACCTGAACGCGGCCGGAAAGGTCAAAATATCTCATTTAAATCACTGTCCTTTCGAGAAATAAGTGCTCGTGCCTGCCGTGCCGCCTTCGATGACAGGCATCTGGTCGCCAGCGCCAAGTATAAGGTTCACATTGGCGTATGCAGTAACAGACGTGCCATAGTTAGCCACCGTTATATACGGTGCTATATACTTCCCTGTCACGTTTTTCTTTCGCAGCGTGCCAAAGATTCTGGCGTCGATTACGGGTGACGCGGACGTTGAGCCTGCGGCCGTCCATGTATATGGCTGCGCTACAAATCCTGCTACGCTGGGAACTGCGTCGCTTGTGCTTGTACAAACCGGAACCTCATATGACTGGGATGCCGTTGCACCCGTTGCACCTGTGTGGTTCAGGTAAAGTGTTTTGTATGCGTTGGGTTCTACATCAGTCGATGTGTATGATGTAAAGTCAGTCCAGTATGTTAAATCTGGCGAAGATTGCATTTTAACTGCTAATGTCAAATAGTCACCAACCAGCATTGATGCATTGCCCGTGAGAACCACCTGCAAAATGTACGAGTAGTACCCCGTACGGGTTGCATAATTAAGGGTCGTTGCCGCTGATGTTGGCGTCTCTGCAACGTTGCTACCTGTAGTGTTGTTATAGCCTGCCGCTGGGCAAAGAATCGTAGTTGTGGGCCCCGCGGTGCTTGCACACGGAATATCGCGTCCAAGGCTGAACACTTGAGCGCGGGTTCCAATATCGTAATATCTCATAATTTTATCTCCTTATTGTCCATCTGAATAATATGTATTTGTACCTGATGTGCCTGCCTCAAAAACAGGCATCCTGTCGCCGCCGCCGAGTATAAGGTTAACGTCGCACGTGATGGTTCGAGTTCCAGCATCGGTTGCTACAACCGTCACCACAGGTGCAATATATTTACCTGTCACCTTAGCATCGCGCAGCGAACCGAAGATTCGTGCGTCCATCACGACGGGGGTTAGATGTATATCACCGTACGATGTCCACACATATGGCTGGTCCTGGAACCCTGCCGAAATAAAGTTCTTTTTATCTGAGACAGAAGTTATCGAACCAGTCGAGTTGAGGTAAAGCTGTTTGTAATTCGCGTCTGCTGAAGACACCGAGGTAACAGCACTCTTACCTGCCGTCCACCCTGCGGCGGTTGCGGCTGTCGGTGTGCTGCTTTCTAATAGTACTGAAAGGCTGAGCGTCTGAGAGCCAGCACTCATATTATCCTGAAGGATAACCTGAACAATATACGAGTAGTACCCCGTGCGGTCAACATATTTCATAGCATCGGCTACTGCCGATTGTGCTGAACCTGCTGCAAGAACAGTGGTATCGTTCGTCGTGCAAGCCACAGAGTGAGCGAGGTTGAATACCGCTACGCGGCCTGAGATATCATAATATCTCATTTTTTAATCACTCCTAAAAAGTTTTAACTCGTGACGTGCTTATGTCGAGGCCGTGCCCCACATGACATTGTTCATTACTGCGATTGCCTTGTTGTAGCGTGCAGCGAAGTCGTGCATACTAACCGCTCGAATAACCGTCTGGTCTTCAGAGAACGTAGCAACAACATTTGCACCGTCGTAGTATGCCGCGGTGTTACTAACGTCGATTCGAACCTGCATCGCATCGCCGATGAACATATCATCGAAGTTCACGAAGTAGACTTCACTTGCAAGTGAACTTGAGTTCGTTGAGTCGTAGATGTTCTCCGGGATTTGTGTCGTGACAGCGTACGGGAACCTGAGCAGCTTTCCGGTTGCCATCTCTGGCTGGAATGCATAGTTACCAAGTGAGTCCCTTATCGTCATCAAGAAGTATTCAGTTCTGGGCGATATAATCCAGCCACAGTTCGTCATCGGTATGTTGGCCTTTCTCAACAGAAGCATGCAGTTAGCAAGGTCAGTTGTGACGTTTGCCAGACTCCAGTGTGTCGCCGATGCGGCAGAGATTGTATCATTAGCCGAAAATACGTTGCCTGAATCAACCCAAGAAAGAAGTCCTTTAGGCGTGTTTGCCGTGCCGTCTCCGCGTATGAATGCGAGGTCTTCACGCATTGCCATTGCCTTAACCAAATCCTCTCTTACAATCTGGTCGGCTGCGATAGTGTTAACCTGCAGCAGTTCGTTCGAGATTGGCACCAGTGCAGCGAGTTTCTTGGCTGCGAGGGTTATCTGCCCGAAGGATTGCTGGGTTGCCGAGATGTTGACATTTTCACCAACATAACTAGCCGTCGCCCCGCCGGTAATCTTGGGTATGCTCATCTGAAGGTTGTTCAGTGGCATAATCCGTGCACCCATGCTCCTCATTACTGAAGCTGGACGCAGGTACTCGATTATCTCGGTACTGAGAACCTCAGGTACGAGGAACCCGCCTGTGGTGTCTTGGTTTGCACTAAGGGCCTTAGTAACGATATTCGCGTCACCATACACTCTCTGTGCAAAGTCGAACGATTCACTGCGCTGTCCTTTACCCATTGCAATTGCTTTAATAAACTGTGCAACTGCTTCGCCTTTCTGTGCTTTAGTTTCCGGTTGCTCTCCACCGAGTAGTGCGCGCGTCGCAAGATTGTCACGCTGCGCTGCAGCCTTCTTGACTGACTCCAGCTCGGGGCCAAGCATTTCTTTAATCATCGCGGAGATTTCTGTCCGCGACATTTTAGCTTCGTCCATAGTTTTAATCCTCCAATTATTTTGAGTGCGTATCTAAGCGACGCGCTCTCATCTCAATAAACCTAATTCCTTTCTAAGTGCGTCAACCGTTTCCTTTACCACTTCAACCAATAATTCTGGGTCGAACGTGATAACGTCATCTTCCGGTTCTTGTTCTTTAACGTTAATTTCAACTTCTTCGTCTGATTCAGGCTCAGGTTCGGGTTCAACCGCTTTAGTGGGTTTACCCTGTTCCTCAGCTTCTTCTTCCGGCGTTTCTGCCTGCTCTTCTGCTTCAGAACCTTCGTCGGGTTTGTCACCCATAGCCTTTAGTACAGATTTCAGCTTGTCCGCCCCCTTCTGGTAGCATTTCATCGCCTCTTCGTGCGCATCCAATGCTTTGGCGTGGGCTTTGGTTACCTTTTCGTGGAACTGAAGTCCTTTGTCGTGCTGGCCGAAACCTTCTGAGAAGTGGCCGAGTGCTTCGTTAAGTGCGTCGGCGTTGGCTTTGCTGAGTGTGCGGCCGATTTTGGTGACTTCTAAGTCTTCAAGGGCTTTTTTAGCGTCTCCCTTCGGGGTCACTGGTTCTTCCTCCTCGTCTTCATCCTCTGTCTTGTCATCGCCAGCTTCTGCCTTTGCTTCCCAAGGTGCAGTCATGTCAAACTCGGCGTAGTGTTTTGCTAAGTGTGACTTTACTGCTCCAACGTCACCTGCGGGGATTTGTGCCCCACCGCGTGCGCCCTGCATCACACCGCCTGCCGCGACGACGCCTTGTTTAACCGTAGCGAAGCCGTCTGCCATGTGATGCGGAAGTTTGTAACTGGATTTAGTCTCAGGGTTTTCGCTGTCAAACCACGCGCACATCTTCTTAAGGTCGTCAACTTCAGCCGCTGCCACCTGCGCCGGGCCGTCCCATGAACCGCTTGTTGAGAGTGGATATTTGTGGTAAGGAATAGCACCTTTGGTTTCTTCTTCTGGCTCGGATTTCTTCTTAGTATCAGAGCCGCTTTCATCGCCGACTGACGTGTCCCACGGGATTGGTTCCTTGAATTCGGTGAGGTGCTGCGCCATGTGGTCCATTATTACTTTGTTATCGTTCTGAGTGTAGCCGAGTCCAGGTTCGTCGCCTTCCGAGGTTTGTTTCTTTTCTGGTTCGTTCTCGTCAGGTTCGTCTTTGCCATCGTCCTCGTCATCTGGCGGCGCGGGCGTGAATGCCTTTGCAATCTTCTTTACCGCCTTCAAGTGAACGGGGTTAGGTGGTTCGCCGCCAGCGTGGTGCGGGAAGTCGTAGTTGTTCTTGTCAGCATCGTCACCGCCGCTGAATGCGGCGTGAATAGCCTTCAGGTGCGCCGCCTTCTGGCATTTGGCGCGCTCTGCCGCGGCGTTCCATTTCTCGTCTGGTTCGGCGAGGGGGGTGCCATCCGCGTGAGCTTCTTTAAAAGAGATTCCTCCCTTTTTCATTTTCTCGTCTCCTTCATTGTTATCTCCTGGCGGCACTAGTGCCCCGCCGGTAGTATCATCGTCTGCGCCCAACGCTTTCTCGGTTGGACATTGACAGAGCTCTTGAGCGGTTTTCACCCACTGATTCAGCTCTTTTTTCATTGCTTTAATTTCAGTTTGATTGAATCCTTCCCGTTGTACAAGGGCATTAGGATTTGATGGTACTGGTACAAAACTAAACTCAATAAGGTCCTGTTTCTCAAAATGTGTGCCCATCGCGCCTTTGCCAGTCATTGGAGTCCACTCCTGGGGATAAAACCCCGCGGAAACGGCTGACAAATATCCATTCTTGTAAAAACGGAATACCGTTGAACCACGGATTCCGTGGTAATTATCATCATATAAAAAGTCTGGGCTAAACTCAACAAGTGATTTAAGCTCATCGCCGGCTTTCCATGTTTTCAATGCGCGCCCTAAAGGTAACTTATCATATTGGTGAGCCCAGCAAACTACGGGGTTCTTTGTAAAATTGTCTAGCGTCCAGCCCTTTACATCGATGCTATCTCCATCACGGTCAACCTGTTCGTTTGAGATTGTAAATTGTAGTCTCATCGCGCTTTCAGTTGAAGCATCGGTAATATCCTTGATTCGTAAGGTTTTGAATACTGGAACGCCGTGCTGAACGTCCTTTTCTAGCGTCATCTTATCACCACCAAAAATTCTTCTTCTGTCATATCGTGCTTCCTTATATTACAAAGCGGGCAGGAAAGTGCGATATTTGAAATATCATTAGAACCACCACGGATAAGTGGGGTCTTATGTTCAATATGAACATTAACTAAATAATCACCACAATAGTAGCAACGATTGCCCTGTTTCTCCCTCAGCTGTTTAATTTCTTCAATGGTAAATGTGCCAGCCGCCCCCATCTTGCGAGCACGATACTCATGTGAAAGTCTTATAATAGTTTCTGGGTGTGTCTTCGCCCACTTTTTGTGTGCCTTTTTCTGCACCTGTGGGTGGGTTTTTTGGTAACCGGCTTTCTTCTTTAGGGTTGCTTCATATCTGTCAGGGTGGGTTTTATAAAACTCGCGCCTACGTGCTTGGATTTCTTCTTTATATTTTTGGTATGACTTAGCATCACTTTCTTTGACCTTCTCTAGGTTGTTTCTTTTCCAAGCCGTTCGCTGTGCTTTTACCCTTTCGGGATTATCCTTGCGCCACTGTTTTTCGTATTCTTCTCTTTCTTTCTTTTTCTCAGGTGAAGGTGGATGCTGTCGCTTCCAATCACGTTCATACGTTTTGCACGCTGCGCAATGCTTCGTATCCTCATCGTGCGGCTTGTGGCAACGCGTACATAACTTCTCGCTCACTTCATCTCCTCGTAAGTTCCACATCTAAACGGAGCGCATTTTCTTTTTCCATTGCCTCCGCGTGAAGCCGCACGAAACAGCTATTGCAAAGCCATGCACAGTGGTGTTCCGAACCGACTAGTGTGAATTTAAAATTGTCTTCGTTGTACGGCGTGCGGCAGTTGCTGCAATACTCAGGGACAAATATAGTGAGAACGGGAAGTTTGGGCTTCTTTAGCATGCCCTACTTGTCCTTAAAATGCTTTACCTTGCGGCCTTTGAGGGTGCCGAATGGAGTCTCTGTCTCGCCGATTTCTGGCTCTTTCTTAACGCCGTTTGAGTCGATTAGTGGTAACGGTGATTTATTGCCGTAGGCGGCAGCGGCAGCCGGCTCAGCGGCTGGGACTGGTTCCGCGGCGGGCTTCGGTTCGGCTGCTGCACCAGGTGGGGTTCCCGGAGCCTGTGATGGGCCTGCTTCTGTAGTTCCGCCCTTTAGCTTTGGGAGGATTTGCATATTGAGTGGTACAAGGTAACAGTCGCCGTCGTCGCCGTCGAGAGGGTCGAACTCCATAAGCTCGCGCCAATCGTTGATTGAGAGAGCCGAAGGCATGAAGCGGGCCGCCTTTAGAATCGTCTCCTTATCCTTCTGCGTGGGGTTGATGTATTTCATAACAACAGTACCCGTATCATCGAAGCGGGGTACTAGCTGTTGATTGAATATTTCCTGCAAAAAGTCGAGGCGGGGTTTTAGTGTGTAACGTGAAAAGAAAAGGTCTGCGGCGTCTATCGTGGCGCGGTTAGAAGCTTGTAGGATGCCAAGGATTTCAGGGGGTACGCCCATGACACTAGCCACTACGTCGCGCTGGTGTTGGCGTAAGTTTACGATGTCGGTGCCTTCGAACTTCTGTGAGAGTTCTTTGATTTCTACTTTGCGCGATAGGAAACGGGCTTTACCAGCATTCCAGAAGCCTTGGGATTGCTGATTCCAGTCGTCCTCCATTTGGCGGACCCTTTCTGCATTTAATCCTTCTCCATAGATTAAAAGTGGAGGGCGGGCGCTGTTATTAAAATAAGATAAAACGTAGCGTGATGCCGCGTCGTCGGTGTCCAAGTCATGTGATAATGATTGCGCGAGTCCGACACCACGCCCCATCAAAGGATTAGTAGGGTCAGGGTGAGAAAAGGCGATAACATCAGCAGGGTTAAGAATTTGTTCACCTTTATAACTTGCAAAATGGTAGTACGGGTCTTCATATGTGGGCACCCTAACTACCTTGTCCGGTTGGAGTGGATACGCTTGAACTTCTCCGCCTATGGTAGTTAAGTACCAGAAGGCCTCACCCACAAGCTCTAAATAGACGTCAGTGAGCCACAGAAGCTGCGACCAGCTAAGGTCTGGGTTGGGTGAATTGAGAAAAGACTGTAAGGGGATTAAAGAATTTGGTTCTTCCTCAACAACTATGGTTTCTCCAGTATCGTCTGTTTCTGTTTTTACGATGAGGATTTCCCAGTCATTAGCCGCTAAGGAATTTGCCAGTTTGGTAACTGAAGCTCGTAACCACGGTAGTTCATTAAACGCTTTGAGATACGCTGCTGAATCACGTTTTATCGAACTTGATTCTTGATTTCCAAAAAGTTTAATTAAAGTGCCTTGGCTCGCGCCAGACGCTGCCGCCCGCTTTTGTTCGGCGCGTCCGCTAAGTCTATCACGTATCCTAGAAAATAGCTTACGCTCTTCGGGACTGTTAGTCACCGCTATTAACTAGCGGCGAGAATATTATAATAAGTAACGATGAACTTGTAGCAAAAAAACTAGAAATTTTCAGTAATTAACCAGTGTATATTCACCGGACCCCCCTAGTAAGGACTGTTGTGTTTCTAATCTCACGTCATCACCCCATGCGTCCCATCCTGGAACTCTATTACGTGCAAAGAGTTCGATGCGAGGTAAATCACCCATTAATTGTAATATCTTTTCGCGCGCTGCGTGCGGCTTTGCGCTATGCCCTGTTATGGGTGCTTCAAGTATTAGCTGGAACACACTATTAGAATCCCGCTTTGGTTTCCCCTTCGTGGCTAAAAGACACGGTTCTGTATTTCCGCGCGTCCATCGTCCAAGGCCGTAGAATGGTTGCCCGTCTTTTTTGTTCATTTTAATCCATTGGAACGCTATTGATTTGTATGCGAATCCCCACGCATCGATAACTTGTAATGCCTCCGGCAGCATGGGGTACGTTGCCCATAAGAATAATACACAATCTTTATCAGAAATGTCCTGAACCTCCAACGCGCAGATGTCTTCTATATCCATAGTAGCATACTGTTCTTTGATATATGCCTCCTTTATCGGCGGTTTTACGCGTTCATGTAAACCACCACCGCAGCTCTGGTCTTGATAGTTCCACGGCGGGTCGGCATAAATTATATTGTATTTCTTATTTGGAAACGGTTTCATTGTTTATCCAAAAATAAAAAAAAGTGGGGGATACGCCCCTACTTAGAACACGTTGTTTCCATCCGCACCTAGTAAATGCAGTGACGAATTTATACCCCACCAAACAATCCCGTGTTTTGCAAGCACTTTCATGTCATACTCTTCAGGTTTAAGGTTATATTTCCCGAACGGAGTAACCATAACCCTTTGCTTGTTTGAACCGTCGGGGTGAAGATACATATACCCAATGGTTTTTGCGGCTTTGTTTAATAACTCCCAAAACCACCCGACTTTTCAAACACAATTCAGACTTTTTAAACAGAGCTGTTAAAAATGCGGTTGCTGAATCGGTTGGCCAAGATTTGCTACAAATATAACATATGTTATATATCATTTTGCAACACTTATTAGAATCAAAAGCTGTGGGAGCACAGACCCCCTAGTAGGCGAGGGGGAGAGATACTACAAGATACCCCCATTAACTAGAAGGTTACTGGCTCCCGCCAAACGATTTAGCGTAGTTACTCTTAATCGTTTCTAAAACAAGAGTCAAAACGAAGTGTATATAACGCTCATTGTCACACATAGCTACTCTATGTCGTTGGTTTTCGTGGTAAAAGTACCCGAAGGCTTGGTTTTGGCCGCTGAAAGTAGGAAGACCGTAAAGTTTCAAGATAAGAAAGAGAGAACCTATGTTGGAAGTTACGACAGTACTCCTAAAGTGCTTTCGTTTAAGCGTCATAACTATGTTGGGGCGGTAACGTGTGGCCTTGCTGCCATAGGCCCAAAGCCAATTCATTCATATCTTCCAGAATTAGATAAATACCTAAAAAAGGAGAGATTATCGGTACTTGGGTTTTCTGAGAAGCTTTCAGCTTTTTTTGCCGAGAAGTGGAATGCTGCAAAACCAGAAGAGCGAGTTGAACCAATTTCATTCATTGTAGCAGGATTTGATAAGGCTGACCCTTACGGTAAAGTCTATTCATTCGATATTCCTTCAAACTCTAAGCCAATCGAACAGGGAGAAGGAGTGTTTACCCTTACATTCGCAGGACAGAAAGAAGTGACGTATCGCTTGTTAAAAGGCTATAGTAACGCTCTTGAAGGGGCAATAAATTCCTTAGATAATCATGTAAAAAATGACCTTCTTGAACAAGTCCAACTGGCGTTTTTCATCCCTTACCAAAATCTGACACTACAGGATTCAATCGATTTAGCGACATTTCTCATCGAAACGACGATTAAAGCCCAAAGCTTTGCCGTAGGTGAACGCGGGTGTGGTGGTGAGATTGACGTTTGCATTATCACACCGGAGAAAGGCTTAGATATCATCAAACGAAAAACTTTAACATGTGAAGCTGCATAAGAGGTGTTGGTATGGTCACACAAGATACGAACAAAGGCGAACCAAGTGAGTTTGTGCCGTTAGCCCGTTGGCATGAAACCGGCCCGAAGGAAAACCCAACAGTAGTTATTGAGTTTACGCCTTATGAGGAACTACTCACATACTGGAAAATAACTGTGGACTGAACCCTTTATCTGTTCCTGCTATTACTAGCGACTTCGTGTAGTTTCTGCATTTTGCTTAAAGCGCATGCTTCATTCAACTCTTCTAGCTGTTCGGCGTTTGGTATTAAAATACCAAACTTGTCTCTAGTGGGGTTTGGCCCCTTTACTTTTTTCATTTCTTTACCCTCACCGATTATTTCATCGGTTTGTAGTCAAGTAACCCCTGCATTAGCAATTTTGAAAAGTTTGCATTTTTCAGCGGTTTTTTCTATTGTATAATACCGGAGTTTCGCCTTTAGATAGGCCAATGAAACAGCCTACGATGATGATGATGCTATTTCTAGTATAAAAGAACCATCACGAAACTTCGTAAACACCTTGAAGGTCCGGGGTTTTATCGACGATTAACCAGTGGTTTTTTTACCTTCCGCCTGCCGCTTACACCATCTACTATAGCAGGCAGGATGCACCCGAAACGGCACGTTTTCTCGTATACCTGAGTAGTGTACTTCCCTACTTCCTATCTTCTTCCCACACGCACTACATTCCATTTTTCAACCCCCGCGCTTTGTCTTCTTCTAGATTTTTCTTTGCTTCTCTTCCTTGTCTATCCAACTCACAGAGCAGTTCTTCTCGCGTGAATTCTCCCGTTGGAAACTTCTCATTTATTTGCCGCAGCATTTCATTGTAGATTACCTTTCTAATACCCGTTTCTTCTTGCGCCTGTTTACGTAGTGGCTTTAATAACTCTTTTTCGGTCATTTCTTCACCATCGGTGTAACGTACGCCATCAGCATCTGAAACACCTGCAGCATCTCACCCATTGAAACCTCATGAGCATTCAGTTTGTGGCTCATTTCAGTTAGTAGGTCTTCGGTGAGACTTGACATTAAATTTTCTAATTTGACTTCGTCCATCTTAATCCCTTCACTGCCGCCATTTCGGCCTTTCCCTTATCTTTTCTGCCCACGCGGCCGCGTCCTCGACAATTCTCTCATTATAACTTGTCCAGTGTCCCAGGTGACCCAATAAAAGGTGATGCGCAGCGCAGAGGGTAATCAGATTGGATTCATCTAATTCTAGTTCCGGATACCACTGGAAAGGTTTCACATGATGCGCTTCTAATCGTTTCCTGCCGCCGCATACTGCACATCTAGCGTTCAACTTTAAGAATAACTTTCTAACCTTCGGCCATTTAGCGTTCCTAGTAAATACTGCTAACGCGAGTTTTTCCCTGCGGCTGTCTGTAGTCATTTAGTATCCAGTTTTCCGCCGGATTCTAGCTCCATTTCTGCTTCTGCCATTAACTCAGCATCATGCGCAGAATAGCCATCCATCAGATAACGGTCTACTTTAGCCGCTTTGTCGCGCAGGCTGTCGCGTTGAGATTGTTTTGCTTTTGGCGTCATCTCTTGCACTCCCTCTGATGTTCCTCTAGCCGCGATATCCTTTCTTCTAAAGCGCGTATCGTTACACAGAACGGCTGCCACGCGCATGACTCACCGCACGCAGTCGCGCCGTTGATGATTTCGCGCATGTGGCAATATTCTAGTTCCATCCGTGTGCCACCTCAAATCCTGCCTTTGCCGCCGACCACTCGACCCCTGCTGCCAGCAGCCAAATAACTGCGAACGGCAGCACGAGTATAAATGCCGCTATTAAACAGCACGTGTCGGTAACGCTCATGGAATCATCCCACCGGCCAACCACCTAAAGAACGGCTCCCGCTGGATTCTGTATCCTCTCTCGCCGATTTTAATATACGGCAGTTTACCGCTTTTTATCATCCGGTACACCTGCGCTTTGCTTACCTGTAAAATCACGGAAACTTCGGCTACAGTTAATAAGTATTTTTCTTCTTCTGTCATTGTTCAAACCTCACCACTCAGATAAGCGTTGAAACTCATCCTCTATAGCATACATTAGTAGTTGGTTGCGGGACGTATAATTCTTCTTTAAATCGTGGTAAAGCGCGCTTAAATTAAGAATTGACATCTTACGTATTTCTTCTATAGTTTCTTCCCCCAGTTCCTCTTCGTAAAACTTCTTGGTCATTGTCTACCTCAGTTCTGCATATACCTTCTCTCTAACTCACGGTCCACCCGCGCGACTTCTGCCAGCGCGAAGTCCTTGTCGTCAGCCTCGTGCAGGCGCGCGAGTATATCTTTCTGGATGGCGATTAGCTGGCAGATTTTGAAATCGGATAAATCGACTACCATTAGTAAACCTCCACATTTCCATTCACGAGTTTAGCCGCGCGCATTCCCGTTGTTGTCTCAACATTAAAGTACCCTGGCGCTATTTCAACCGCGTGATATACGTATGCCCCTAGGTCTTCGACCGCTTGCCGTATTTCGTTTGGTATGCTCATACACCCCACCTCATTTTAAGAATTCAACCTGTTCGCTCTTCCGCGCCACTTCGCGCTTTAGGAACTCGACGGTTCGATTCAGTTCTTTGATGCTTACCTCAAGCGAGGCGACCTTCCGAAGGTAGTAGTCTCTCGTCAGGCGTGCAGCGTTGCGCTCCTCTTCCACACTGCAGTTGCCGCACAGTTGTTCTCGGGCTTCTTCTTCAGTCAAGCGCTCACACGAGTCACAGTCCACTTGGTGGTCAAAGGACCCTTCATTCATCTTTCTTACCCGCTAAAGTCGTAGTCGTCTATGGCTCTCACCACATCAAGCACGACCTCTCCAATAGTCGTTCCTAATTCTTTTGCTTGCAGCTTTAGCCACTCGTGCGCTTCGGCTGGAACAGCGATATGCTTCTTCATTAGAAAATCCTCTCGCGGTTTGTTTTGTCTGTTATTGTGTCTGTAGGTACGCGTGCTAGTGTCAGGAATACAGATGCCGCCGTGAGTAGTATAAGCGCGGCAACGTCCCGTACGTATTCTTTCACTTTCTTCAATCCTTGTTTCATTATGGTTCACCTTTTGTAATAAAGAAAAAAGAGGTTGATTCAACCTCTACCTACGCCGCTACCATTCTGACCAATACTTCTGGGGCTGTGTAATGCGCGTAAATCGCATATGCCAGCGGGATTATAAAACTAAATCCCACGGTAAAGACCGCGAGGACTAGTGCAACTATTAGGGTTACAATCCAACCGGCTGCCGAACCCCATGATTTTTTCTTCATCAAGAGTGTCGTTTGGCCTTCTTCCTTTACTGTGTATCCCTGCGTCATAAAGTCGTCTCTGACGCGTTCCATATCGTCTTTGTCTTTTACGTCCCTAAACCTTGGCGAAGTCATTTTGTTTTCACCTTTTCCTAATTTTTGTTTATCTAGCGTAGTTTAGCAACATTTTATGTGCTCCGTCTTTCGACGCATTTTTTGTGCTGTTGCTTACTTACACCACACCTATACACGCTTATGATACTTAAAGGTTGTTAAGTTATGATAGCTACTGCTGGTTGACACTGGTTAATCGCCATTAAAAAAGCTACTCGTCTATACTATACTGAAGTCCGGATAAACAGTCGTCAAGGTTTGGTACGCCTTTCACTTTGCAAAAAGTAGGCCAGACCCTAACCTCTTCATAGGATAATCCTTTCTCGCCTTCAACGTATAACCGGCGGACGATGCGCCACGGCACAAAGTGTACTTCACTTGGCGACCATTTCTTGCCGCTTCGGAGCTCAACCGCGAGGATTCCCCGCATTCCGCTCTCCGAGCAGAAGTCAGTCATGCGGGTTATTTGGTGGGTGCCTTTTTTATCAATAGTGAAATGAGAGGAGAAATAGATTTGTGATTGCGCGGGTTCTAGGACGGATTTGCACTCGATGGCGAGGCGGTACTGCGCAAGTGCTGAGAGGACAAGGATGTCACAGTCCTGGTATGACCCAAATGGCTGCGGCTGCTTCAATCTGATTACGCGGGCGTGCTGCTCGGTGGCCGCGAAGAATCCAGATAATAATTTAGTAAGCTTCGGCTCGAAAGTTTGTTTCATTATTTCATTAAGCGAATGTTCAGTAGTTTAATCTCATCCTTTATCTTTCTCAGCTCTTTTACTAGGTAGGTTATTTGGCACATCTGACACTCACTGCCGCCGCGGAGGGCGTCGCAGGGGCGTAGCATTGCTTCGCATAGGTTGTCTTTCATAGGTCCCTCCTTTTTCTGACAAGTTAGAATAATCAGCAGGCTCGTAATCTAAGAAGTTATACTCATTTCGCGCGATAGTCAACAGTTTTATTAGCTGGCCGCACTTTCGTCTGAGCGATTCGTTTTCACTTCTTAATCTTTCTTCTGACATATCCCCTCACAATTTCGGCTTAAATACGATGCCGTGGTCCCCCTTGTATGGTGTGAAGTGCTGAACCTTAGCACCCCATATCTCATCGGGTATTCCATACGGATACGCTGCGCAAATTTTTGAATCCATCGAAACGAGATGCACACAATCCAAACAGATACACATTGGTTGCATTTAACTATACCACCCTTTCACAATATCCAAGAGAGGCCCAGGTATCTTATCCCATAGTTCGGGATGTTGATATGCCTCAAAGACTTCAGAAAAACCTTCCGCCGGGTCTTTTGCCGCATACTCACTCAGACCAGCTAACGCTTCTTTATTAGCCGTCCACGCGTTGGTCCACACACTTTGGTTATAGACAAACTCCCTTGAGAACGAAGCCGAGTTACCAGGCTGCGCAAATCCAAAGAACGCGGCGTGGCCCATTTCGTGTTCGGCTGCTGCCTCTGCTGCTTGGTCGTCCGGCAACCAGCCGAGGACTAAACGCGGTGCTCCGGTATCAGCGATTGTCTCTTTTGACCATTCAGAATACCCTGTCCATTCTTCCGCAGTACCTGAGTGGGTCGGTAAGTTAAGGAACGATGTATAACTGTTTTGAATTGCTGTCCTACCGTCGGCCATCTCCACTTCGGTTTCAATTTTAGTACCGCGTTGCATTTGTGCCGCGTACCCCCAGCTTTCAAGTCCCTTCGTCTCCTTGATATCCTCAAGCGGTTTTATATCGGAGAATCTATCGTCAGAATAAATATTGTTGAGCCCTTTTGTAATATCGCTCGCGACGCTTGGCTCATAACTTTCGGGGATGCCTCCGGCAGAGATTATATCATTTTGCGTTAAGTAGTCATTCGCGGCCTGTACAGAATCAAAGCCGCCGGCTGGAAATTCCACCCCACCCCCGGCCGCCGCCTCGCCGCCTTCAGCAGGGCCAACAATATCCTCAACCCCCCCAACCATCGCCTGCGCTTCCTCACTACTCAACTCACCTTCGCCACTCGCTAACTGGTCGTATAAGTCAGCAAGTTGAGACGTCTGCTCGTCGGTGAGTTCGGGTGCTTCGCCTTCTTCGGCTGCGGTGGCGTCTTCCGGCGGCTCGTAGCCAATAGAGCACATACAATTAATCACATTCTCGGGGCTGCCGCTGGGGTCGGCGGGGTAGTCTAAATCCTCTCCGTCCACGTCAAAGGGGTCATCCTGGGCCACACTCTGGCCGTCGGCATCCATATGCGCTTCACGTGAATTAACAAAACTACATAGCCACGTTTTATTTAAACCGGGTACTGTGGCCTGCGCATCTTCTAAAGAAGCCTGATTTGTTGCCGCCGCCGTCTCCGTACGCGCAATCGTCTCGGCTCTTCCGGGCCACGTTGTATCTAACTGGTCTTCAACCCGCGCGGCAATATCGGCGGTTCCTTCCTTGGCGGCTACGCCGTCGGCTATTGAATTCATTACCTGGTCTCCGGTTGTGGAACTAATCCCGTCAGCCCGTCCGGCTCCATTCCCGCGAAGGTAATCATCAACTGAATTAGCCCAGCTATCCGTTGGGTCTGCGGCCTTAACAAAGAAATCAAATGCAGGAAGTGGGGCCCATTCGTCTTCGGGCTCGGCGTCTAGTTCATCGATGTAACTCTTCTCCGTCGAGCCAGTGAAAAAAGCATGATGCAGCTCAATCGAAGCAGCACCGGCGTCCAGCCAAACCTGCTTAAGCGCCGAGCGCCAGATTTGCGGGGAAGTCGTGCGGAAGTAATGGTTTAATTCTTTTTTGATTGCGTTGGTGTCGCTATGACCTTTTAAGATTGCGCGTATGTTTCCCCTGTCTTTCTTCACCGCTTTGTTGATGGTAACTTGATTTACTCGTATCTGTACTCTCTTGAAGGCACGTTGCATTTGCTCAAACTGCCGTAGGCGGGCGAGCTGTGCGGTGGTGCGCTTGGGCTTCTTAGTCATACAATGTGAAACTGCGCCTGCATCAGCATCCCGATGAACCACGCGGTTGCTAGCGCTAGTACCAATACAAACAGCCCCCAGTTTCTATCCCCTGTGGTCGGCTGCAATGGTGCGGGGTCGTCGGAGAACGCCTTAAACTTCACGACGGTGTGGGGTGGCCCCACTATCGTAGGGCCCGCTTCACCGTTCACTGGCTTTATTGGTATCTCGTTTCCGCTTTTAGGGTCTATACCGTCCCATTTATCAACCATTTTTGACCTACTTAATCTTAGCCGAAACCTGCACCCACCCGGACCACGTTGTTCCTGTAAGTGTCTTTTGGTAGAGGGCATCATCAGTGCCGATTACGAACACATCGAGACTGTTTACGTCTTTGGATATAATAGTAGGCCCTGTGCCCTTCAGCACCACGCCGCCGAGAGACGTCCACTTTGCCCATGCGGTGCCTGTCCACTGTAGGTGCCACAGCGCTGAGTCAGAGCCGCGGACAACGATGTCGATAATTTGCCCGGTTCGTGCTACCGCTGCTGGTGCACTTGTACACGTACCTGCGAGGGAACTCCAATCCGACCAATCAGTGTCTACCCTGTCGCGGTGCCAGAGGGCGTTATCTGAGCCGACTACGAAGAGGTCAAGGCGATTGGTGTCCCAAGAGCAGGCGGCGGGCGAGCTGACAAAGGTGACACCCGTCGGGTTTGGGGGTGTTGGTGTTGGCCCTGGCGTCGGGTTGAAATCCGAGGTATTTATTACTGCCCAGCAATCCCCTACGCCGTCGTTTGTGTCAAGGAAGTAATTATACGGCATCCACCAATACCCGCTCGCGCCGAAGCCGGTTCCCCAACTGTTTTTACTGAGGAACGCGCCCTTACTTCCGTCGTAGTTTCCAGTGTGGTTGTCATCGTAACCAATGAAAACATTCGCATGTCCGCCTGCTACCCCGCCAGAAGGCGCGGGCATGTTGCCATCGCCACCCGTGTTAAAGAACGATTCGAATACAGTGTACCCGTACATTACCGGATAACTACTTTGAATAACCGAGTTCGGCGATATCGCTGCTTTTATATTTGCTATAGTTGTACTTCCGTCATTCGCGTCGAGGCGTAGTTCTTTTGTGGCCTCGTGTTTCGCGGCGTCTGCTAAGACAGATGCAGGGACAGCGCCCTTCATTCCTCCGGTGTATGGAAACTCTGACTCAGGTGCGACGCCTTTGTTTTGGAGGACCCACGCTATCGTGCTAAGACTAGAGCCCACATCCTGGAAGGGGTTGCCATCTTTTGCAAGAGCACATTGATAAATCTGCTGTCGTGCGCCGTTAACAAACGTTCCGTTTACCATGGCGTCACGGATTTTAAACACGTTGTCGCCAGCGTTTCCGGTGCAGCTCCCTTCGTTCCCCTGGTCGCCCACGGGCGTTAGGTCTTTGATTATATAACTCGCTGGCAAGGTTAACTCTTGTTCGCGGGTTAGTAAAAGCGGCGCGTCCTTATGCGGTGGGTCGCGCTTACAACCCATATAGTACTTTCGTCCGTTTATTTCATGAAACATTTTTTCAGTCATTTAATCACCTCTAATATCCTCAATCTCGCCGTTATCGAAAAGGCTTGCAACCTGCCTGCCTTTCATGGTTAATACAAGTACACCCTCGCAGCGTTCGGCGAGTCCGCGTTCTTCGAGTTCTTCGAATATTGGTGCGGGTTCTTTGTGTTTTAACTCGTAAAGAGTAACATCTATACTGCGGATATGGTCTTCAACTGACGCGAGCCGCCTGAATATCTGGTCGTGTTCTTTCTGCTCAGAATGCGCTTCTATTACATCAAGCCGGTCAAGCACGCCGCATATTGCGCGTTCGCAGGTCTGTATGCGCTCTTCGCGCTCGGAGCTGCCAGTACTGACCGCGGGGTTAGTAACTGTACCCCATGCTTCAACGCTTGGCGATGCTACGTGCATCTCTACTTCATCCTTTTTCTTTTTCATGTTGTCCTCTAAACTTATACCGAAATAATCATTAAAAAGTTGGTTAATCTTTTCGAAGTTACCCATCTAGGTACCCTAATGTAAAAACCCCGCCGACAATGCAAGTGAAGCCAAGATAACCCAGATGATTACTATAAGAATCGTACTCTGAATATCCTTCTTAAGCGAGCGGCCTCTGAAGTACTTAGGTCGATACTCCCGCGGGATGGCCTTGCATCGCTTCTTGGCGCGTGCCCACAGTCTTGCGCGTTCATGCTTTGGCTTCTGGTGCCAGTTTCTTATATCTTCTGGGTCTATAAATTCGCTTATAGCGTCTTCCATATTTTACTCCGTAAACATAATCGGATTATCCACTACCTTCTGCCGCTGCCGCGTGCGTTTTTCCCCGTGCGTGCAGCCGTGTTCGCGCGGGTGGGTTGCGTGGTCGTAGGCGCACCATACATAGTTGCCGGCGCTGAACATTGAATTACTCTTGAATCTACAACCGGTGCATCTCATCGCTTAGTCCTCGTCAACCCAGCCGCGTTTCCACGTGATGGTATCTTCTATAACGGCACTATAAAAGCTGTCGCACCACCCTATGAAATTAAGTTCCAATCCTTTCTCGCAGATATACTTCGCTCGTGCGACTAAATCCGTTCCTGTTACATCAACGGTAACCGATTCCTGCGCAAGGATGAAGTGTCCACAGTCTGTACACGTCTTATTATCTTCTTTCTGTTCAGTCATTCGCTTTCTCCTTCTTCTTCTTATTAGCCGCCCCTTGCAGGGATGGTTGTATTATAAAAACCTCGTTGCCGTTTAGGTCGCACCAGCGGCGGCCGTCTAAGTGGACTTCGGTTGACCATTTTTTGAGTGCACCCATCCAGAGTGGAACCGCGCGGGGGCGACGCTTGACTTCACGTATAAGGTCGTCAACGGGGGTCGGATAATCGCACCAGCCAACTTGCTCGGTGTAGCGGCAGTCGAAGCAGGCACCGTAAGGCACATTGCGGAGTGGGCATTCTATCATTGGTTCCCCCAGCCGTCTTCTATGCCTACTGCCGACAACATGAGTTTTAATCTAGTTACCTCAGCCGCCAATTGTTCTAGTTGGTCGGCGATTGCGGCAATAGCTTCATCCTGGGCCTCCTGCCACGCCACCTGTGCGTGCAGCCAGCCGCCGATGGCCGCCTGCTCGATGCGTTGCGCTTCCTCGACGTCGTCGGTTGTGTCGGGCATCTTTATCCGTAGAGTGGGGTTACTTCTACTTCTGCTGGGTTCGGCGCTAATAAATACCCCATAATTTGTTTCAAACCGTCTAGTAGCACCATTCGACCTTCTCGACTCATCTCTGCCGCAGTCGCGATTCCAATTAACACGAGGACGTTCTGCACGAGCAAGTTCCGAGCTGCTTGGTCTTCATTGGTCATTTAAGAGCCTCTCTTTATTACTTACAACCTTTTCACAATATTCAACAAACTCCCCCATAGTTCTAGATGATTTTGTCGTATTGCATTTCATACAAATAAGCCACACGTTATTTTTTTCAAGAACTTCAGAATTGTCCCGCCTATCTAACGACGGACCGTTCCAATTACGGCCATTTCCGGTTGTCCATTCAATTAGTATTCCACAAATCGGGCAATTCAACGTTGTTCTAGCTAATATTTCTAACTCATCCGCAGAAATTTCTATTTTATGACCTAATAATTTATGATTTAATAAAGATGCAGTAGCCCACTGGCGAATCGGGTTGTCGATTCTCCATTTCCTTGTAGCTTCAAAACTAAACGTTCTATATTCTGGATTTTCTAGCCAATAACGATGGTTCTTTTTTGAATTGCATGACTTGCATATCCAATTTGCACTCGCCCGGTGAGATGGGTAACTATTTTCTGATGTAAGTTGGACACCACAAACCCTACAGGCCTTATTAATATTTTCGTCGTCTATTACTTCTTCCATTTGTTACCTCTCGGGCGCCTCGCGCCTCTTCTTACGCGGCTTCTTTCCAGTATCTACAACTGGAATCACAAACTCACTTTCCCCCTCAAACTTCTCACCGGTTTCTGGGGAATCAACAGGAGTAAAACCCAAATCGCTGAGGTCGTGGTATACGCTTGTTTCCGTTGGCGGCCACTGCTTCTTGAGTACGGCGTTTTCTTGAGCTAATCCTTTTACCTTGTCCTGCAGCCATTTGATTACTTGGAGGTCGGCGTCGTGCTGGTGTCGTAAGTGTAGGAGTTCTTCGTCTTTACTTATCATTTTACTTCCCTTTAGGTCCGTATGAGCAAATCACGCAGCCGTCGTGGATGCCTTTGAAATCCTCGCAATCGGATAGACAGAAAAATACATAGTGGTTGTGGTCGTGATACTTAGGGCATTTCATCATCGTCATGCAGTTTTCTTTCAAAAGGATTGGATACTTACTCATCTCTTCGAACACGCCTCGCAAAAATATGTATACAGTTTGTCAGCCCATTGCTGGAACGGTTTACCACAGATATTACAGGGAATGGTTACCTTTAAATTATAATTTTGGCGGCCGCAGTGTTCGCACTCGATACGTTCATCCTTATTGAGAATCCCCTTGCGTTCGAGAAATGCCCTGAACTTTTCCGATTCTTCGTACCATTTTTCAGTCATTTTTCACTCACGAATCTGCCAGTAACGGGGTCGCGAAGACTATGGCGGTTCTGCTCATGCAGCCCCGGGTTCGAGGCGCCGTTAGATTGGTCAACCGGTAAAAACAGTTTGGTCTGGCAATTACTCCAAGGACAGAGAATGTACGGTTTATCATCTTCATCAGTATCTATAATAGTGTGCCTGTTTGGAATCACCGGTTTTTTACACATGGGACAGCGCAGTGCATTGTCCATTGTTCACCTTCGGGTTATTGCCACGAGTCGTCCTGTAGTTTCGGTTTGGATTGCGGAGCTTTTATAGGCTCAGGAATGAACCCCTTCATAGATTTCGCGCAGATTATTCCGAATTGATGGGTATCCCTGGCGAAAGCAAACCCTTCGTTTGATGCGCAGCCTCGACAATCCTCGATTGGCGCGTATGCGGCAATGGATGGGCACCATATAGAACGGACTACTGGTTGGACTAAGCCAATGGTTCATCACCTTCTTCTTCTGAGTAATTAACAGTGGTCAACTCCCGTTCGATTCGGATGGTAACCGCAAACTTACTAGCGCAAATAGGACAGAGACAGTGTGCTCTGATTTCAAGGCATCGGTTAGGGAGTACGGTTCCGTTGAAGAGGTTTAGTCCGGATGCGCACGACGGACAACTGATATCTACTTTCATTTCGGTACTCCCACATGCCCGCACCAGCAGCCCTGCCGGCCGCTTCTTAAGAACTCGCAATTTAAACAACCTTTGGGATACACACCGGCGACGTCGGCGAAGTGTACTATGGTTTTATTTAGCGGACATTCCCGTGCTATCATTAGTTTACTCCTTTATGTGCTTTGTGTTTTGATGCCTTTGGCTTCTTTTCTTTCTCCACGTACTCTGCCGGTTTGTTGGGGAGGCCGGCTACCTTCCTAGAATAACACGAGGGGCAGACCCAACTATCTGGATTCGCGACGGTGAATTCCATCAGGCAGGTCGGGCATTTTATTTTGTGTAGCGCTAAGCGTTTCCTAGATGGTTTAGCTTTTGTCATTGTGAATCCTCAGACAAACGGTACCCCCAGCCGGCCGCGAGCGTACGCGCGCGCGTGACAACTCTTTTTTTGTATAGGCGTCTTAATCCGACCATTGCTACTTTCCTTGAGCATCCTACCACCGCCGCGAGTTCCGCCGGCGACCACCAGCCGTCTGCCGTCAGGAGGGCCGTGTACATTTCGTCTTGGGTCATCAGAATAGCCTCGCCTGCCCCATTGCCGCCTCATGTTCGGAAAACCAGAGGCCCTCGGCAAGAGCGCAGACTGCATCATCATGGTGACCCGTGCCGGCTTCGTATTTGTCGTAGCCACTATCCATTATTTTCATTTGATAATTGTTAAGTTCTGACTCAAGTAGCACGACGCCTTCATCTCGGGTGCTTACCACGTCAATCCTATGCTCATCGAGGACGCGAGCAAGAGTGGTTACCATTTCTCTTTTCGGTAAACTAATTTTCATGCCGGTCATGTTTACGTTGAGGCCAGCAGTCAAGTGGACGCGGTAGACGTCAGCCATCGGCAGCTCTTCCTCCAGCGCGTCAACCACCCCTGCCGCGCCGCCTGCGTCTATCACATAACTGATTTCCTTGGCATTTAGTTCTCTCAAATGTTTGTCTAGTTCGACTAGTCCACGGATTATATCCGGGTAGGATGTGCCAAGGGCGACGGGAATGATGCGGTGGATTTGGTAGATAGGTTTTTCGTACTCGCCGGTGGGCTGGATGACAACGATTACCGTGCGGTCTACTTCCTTACCGAGGTCGATGCCGACTATTATATTCTTGGCTTCGATTGGCGTGAGTTTCTTTTCTTCTTCAGCCGGTTTGTTTTGGACGTTTTGGATGCCGTGGATTTTAAAGATGTCTTCGTCGGTGAGGACGCGTTCTAACCCTTGAACATATGGCCGTCTGCTTCTTCCGAAATCATCTTGGTTGATTGGCATTCTTCCTTAACCCCGCGCGTATCCGCGTAAATCGGTCGAGTAGTTCAGCATATGTGCCCTCACCTTTCCATACGTTACACCATTTGCATGCCGGAAGGCTGTTATCAACTGTATAACCAACCGCGTTATTAAATCGGTCTATGCCGTTTGCAGTATGTCCTTTGTCTTCGAAATGATGATACCCACACACATAACATGGTCTTTTTACTGTCTTAAAAAACTCTTCAAACGATAATTCAAAAGGAATATTGCGCTTCTTCGCTTTTCCCTTATACTTTCCGTAGTAATCACGCATACTGAGTTCTACTTTTCCATTGCGACGCTGTAATGGTGTGCCGGTTAACGTTCTAAGGTGTTGCCACTGGAAAACTTGTTCGACGTATCCTACTACCTCATCAACTGTCATGGTGTTTCTGCCTTTATTACACCCCGTACACGCGGGTATTACGTTATCTAATACGTAACCTATCGTCTTATCGTGGTTTATTCTGTCAACTCCGTTTAAGGTTTCATCGGAACCATTTGGCGTAACGCCGCACCAAAAACACGGTTGCCTTATGATTGTGCTATGTTGTTCCTGTGTGAGTTCGAATGGTATACCTCGGCGCTTTGCGCTGTGTTTCGCTTCTGTGTATCTACCAGCTAATGTTATTCGTATCTCACGACCAAGTTTATTGCGCTGTTCTTTATTTTTCCAATAAGATTTACGCTGTATAGCTCTCAGTTTTTCGAGAAATTCTGGTTGTTTCCGTTTCTCACGTTTCAATTCACGGTCACGTTTCCTACATTCTTCAAGATGTAATGCCCTATATTTTCTTGTCCCTTCTAACTGCAATTCTTTATTTTCTGGTTTCTGTCGCCATATATAGCCATACGCAGCTACGCGTTCTTTGTTTTCTGGTTTCTGCCGGTTTCGTCGCTCCCGTTCTTTAACCCCGGGGCGCTTCCGATATTCGCGCTGATATTCACGGTAATATTCGCACTTATGTTCGTGCACCTCCGGTCGGCTGAGATATTCGCGTCGCTTCTCAACTTGGTCTGGTCGTCGGTCATATTCGCGGCGCTTTGCACGACAGGCCGGACACGTTTTAAATCCATCTTCTTCAAAACCCTTATGACAGTTAGAACAAACCACCATTTTTTCATATCCCTATAAACCAATAAGTATTTGACGGGCGTTGAGCTGGAAATATATTGCGACCGACTATCAATCGGCTTATCCTGGACAGGGTTCCCGCGCCACCAACTCAACGCCTTTCGCCATACTTGGTAGTGTGATTAATAACACACTAGCCTGTCACGGATTAAATTCCTTCTTTAAATTCATCGCACTCATAGCAATATTCTATTTTACGTCCTTCGTATTTACTGCCGATAAAACAATCGCAATAAGCAAAACGACACGCTGGTAACAAACCGTCAATATCTATATTACTTCTTCCGCAGTAGTGTCGCATTTTTTCAAACCCCCCTACAACCCGATATCGAACTGCCACTCGTTGCCGTCGGCGTCAACGTGCTCGAAGGCTTCATGGACCGACCTAAAAATATTTGATATATTATCTTGAAACTCGCACATGTACTCCTGGCGATAAAACCACTCCGGATACTTCTTCCTTTCTTGCTCAAGGAAGCTGGGTTTTATACGCGGTATCTCATCAGCCGTTACGCTGGCGGATTCCCAGCCTTCAAGGTTATCCCTATATCGGTCTGTTGCTTCCATCCAACTTTCGAAAAAGAATCCTCGGCGGCCATGTGGAGTCGAAAGCAAAATAACCCGCCCAGAGCTGACGGCCAAAGTTGGCCTCACGACGTTGTAGGTTTCTTCCAAAACCCTGCTCGCTTCATCAATTATGAGTAGGGATACCCCCGCGTATCCACGCAGGCTGTCAGGTTGCTGGCCGGATAGGGCGATTATTCGGGAACCATTGGAAAGTTTTAGTGAATGGGAGGTGTCTTCTGTGGCGTGAGGCGCGTATGAGACTTCCTTATAATAGTTTGACATTCTCTTAAACACCTCAAGGCTTTGCGCTTCGATTCTAGAGATGACGATTACCATGCTATCAGGTTTAAAAATAGCGTGGTGGACGGCGAGGACTGCGGTGACCGTTGACTTGCCGGCCTGGCGGCTGCAGTTCAAGATTATCCGGCTGCTTTTGCTGTCTAAAACCTTCTCCTGCCATTCGTCCAGCTTTTTTATGCCGAGATAACGAGCAAAACGCTTTAGGTCGTTTTTGTGGAGGTTGTATCTAGTGGCTTCTTTCTTAGAGAGGCGACGGCGGCCTGCGGCCTCCAGGCGTTTTATTTCTGCTTCTAGGGTGTCGCTTGGCACTATTCACCTCGCCAAACACGTAAAATAAGGTTCTCGTTAAGCGCCGCGGATAAATCAATCAAACTCTTCTTGAGTTCTGCGTCGGTTATCGTGCCTTTATCTGCTAGAGCATTAAGAAGAGCAGGAGCGTCATCGTTATATTTGCTTACTTTGTCGTTATTGCATAAGTCGCAAGAACGGACGATATTAAAAGCCGCGTTGCTGCCGCCGTTTGATATTGATTTAATGTGTTCTATATGTCTCGTGTCCGGGTTGAGGGTTTTGAAGAGGGGTTGGTTGCAGTAGAAGCATTTGAAGTCCTGCGCGCTGAAGAGTTCGCGTTCGTCCGCGGCCGTATGTCGGCCGCCGTTGCCGTTAGCGGCTGCGCGGCGGTTGTGCCTCTGTGCTTTCTTGCGGCTGCGGCAGTAGCGGCAGGTGTTGTACTCGGAATCCTCACAGGGTCGGCCGCACGATGAACAGCGGCCTTCTTTCTGCTTTGCAATAAGTTTCCATGTGCGTGTGTTGGCTGCCGCGTATCCCGGGTGTTTCAATTCGTAAGTTGCATTCCATACGCGCCCGCGTTCTCGACATGCCTTGCAAGTTGCGTACTGTTCAGATTCCCGTGGCTTTCCGCATTTCGGACACAACCCTTGCGCGCGTCGGTTGGCGCGTTTTGTTTCATCGCGTTTTTGAAAGTATTCTGGGTTGTTCTTACCCCATTTGCGCGTAACGTTGCGGCATGCTAGGCAGGTTTTGTACTCATCGTGCTCTTTCGGTCTATGGCATTTTACACAGACCACTTGCCGGCAAGTATCACAATACTTAGTACGCCCGACCTGTGTGAAACGTGCGCCACAGGATAAACACGTTTTCGGTTTCTTGTTTTTAATGTGTCTAACCCGGGCCTGTTCTGCTTTAACTATAAGTAGACACCCCTCACAATACTTTCTAGGTCTACCGGTAGCCTTTGTTACTAGTACCCTATCACACTGTTTGCACGTTGGCATGCTTACTTATGATATTACCCTATAGGTTTATATACCCTTTGATTAGGGATTTAAATTAACCAGTGTCAACCGTTAACCGCTGCCTGCAATCTAACACCTGCTTAAAATTGACCCTAGATATTTTTTAGGGCAGCCATGTAATTTTGACGATTCGGATAGAACAAGCTCCATTCTCCCCCTACCCCCCCTACCGCCATTCAGTTTCCGCCGCGGCAATTCCGCTGCCGGTTGGCCGCTGGGGTGGTAGTTGGTGGTAGTTCCTTGTCCTTCTTATCCTACTCTTCTTGTCTTCTTCTTGTTCTATCCTAACCAAAGGATAGCAAAGGTTTATATATCTCCTTTCTATCTCGGCAAAGTCTTCCTATAGAGGGCAGGACGGCCTCCGTTACTGAACAAAAGGTATCTTTTGTTTAGTCTTTAGACCCCTGAGTCCTCCTTCTCCTCTTGTAGTTCCTTCACCTTCTTGGCCAAATCGGTTAGCTTCAGCAACTTCAATGCGGTTTCCGCACCCTGGAAGATAGCACGTGCTTTGATTACTGGGTCCAAGCCTTCCTCGGCCCGTAGTTCCTTGATTGCATCCTCGACTATGAGGCGCAGGTCCTCTGCCTCTTCCATCTTGAACTCTTGCTTCTCTTCCTCTACCTCAAGCCTTTGCCTCTCTGCCTCTGCCTCCTCGGTCTTGCCGTCCTCTAACAACCCGGCAACCTTAGCCGCTGACCGTTGCCTGCGCATATAGTTGCGCATATACTTGTTGTAACTCTTCTCATCCTTGCGTGGCATTAGCGTTCTCCGATTGTTATATTGACGCCTTCGGCGTATTGTTTGCTTTCCATCTGTTTCTGTTTGTTATGTGTGTATATAGATGTGTAAGTATTAACGTACATTAATCTATCTTAATCCTTTCTTTACGTTATATCTCCTTGTTCTTTATATACTCTCCTCACTTATGTTAATGCTGTGCATTACCTGTACAATACCACATGCTATTCCACGTATCTCTCTATCTTCATCTGATAATACTGTTCTTAGTTGGTTATGTAGTTATTCATCCATTACTCTTCACTCTATTACTATCCGCTTAGTTTCGTTATGTTTAAAGATAACATTCATTTGATTTACCTTGCCGCTTTCTCTGGCGCGGCTGACGGCTTAACTGCTTGCATTTTATCATATGTTTCTATAACCTTTCGCATCTGTGGAATTGTAAATGCATTCTTGCAAGTATTACAGTGGCCACAACATGCTACTGTGTTTGAATACGTGTACCCTTCATCATTGTCTATACGGTCAAGTCCTACTATCCCTGATGATTCTATCCCCCCACATATATAGCATCTACTTCTTACAAGCGCATATGCATACTCTCGCGTAATTGAAAACTCTATACCCTTCCTTTGCGCCCGATAAATTGTGCCCCGTACTCGCTCTTTGGCCTTACCCCGTACATTGAGATTCTTAGAATGCCATAATGTCCTATGTTCCGCACTACAAAAACGTTGGGACCGTCTTCCTGTGACAACGTTCTGACCACACCATTCACATAATATATTCATTTCTAAGTGTGTGAAGCCCCTACAGCATCGCTTATTATGTTCGCGGCCTTTGTCACACGTCTTATATCGCTCATCAGTTTTCGGGTTAACACTAAACCATTCTACTGGCTGATTCTTCCTATTACAAAAGCTGCACTTACAGATAGGCATCTTACAAGTTTACCAGTGGTTATTCCTCAGATTCTGTATCCTCATCGTCTATTCTAAGTGACTTGAATGCCTCTTCCATTTTCTCTTTATTCTTTTCGAGCACCTTAGCGAATTTACTCGTTGATTCTTGCGCTTCTTTTAAGTCTTCTTTAGTTATGCCGCCTTTTTCCTTGTCGCTGCGGCCTTCTTTGTCTCTCAGGATTCTTATGAGGCCACTGCCTATCGTATTCTTCCCCCGCGGCTGGAACTTATGGCAGACGGTGGCAAACGGACTGATGAATGTACCAGTCTCTGTACACCGCAGCTTCTTACCATCGTGCTGTGCTAAACGGCAATCGTTACATCTTAATACGGTACACATGATGACTAGTCCTACCCCACATCCGCGGCCGCCAGCAGTGAACTTTGCCGGCTTTGGTGAGAAACTTGAGGTTGTGCTGTGTGGTATTAGGATTCGCGCCTAGTATAATAGCTATCTCTTTGGCGGACATAGAGCGGTTGGTTAGTTTGAGTATGGATTCTACTTCGTCTTGTGACGTTTAAACCATCTCCTTATCCAATCTACGTTCGTAATACTCACAGCCGGTCATTACTTCTCTAATTGGAATCTGTCTGTTCCTTGCCGCGCAATAGAACATATCTTGATAGAACGCGTCTTGTGCGTTAGTGCAGTTTACACACGGATGATAATGTCCTGTCATTTACTCTTTCTCTGCCGCTTGCTCGCGTAAACAATCTTTACAGTACCTTCGTATCATTTCCTTATCGAGCCCAGTGTAGCCTTTGGCGCATTGGTAGTTGTAGTGCTTTGATTCTTCCCGTTTGCATATTAAGCTCATCCGTAGTGCCGTTCTTCCTCGCCTTTTTCAGTCGTAAAATCCTTATTAAGCGCTAGTATGAATCCCCAACTCTCATACCAGTGGCGGGTTAATTTGTCTGCGCAGAGTTGGCAGAGGATTTCTCCACCGATATACGTTTGATGCATGTCTGAAATCTGTTTATTACACGTGGAACAATAAAAAGTCACGTCCACACCACAACCTTCTCAATGTACTTATCAATCAACTCTTCAAACAATACTTGTTTACTCACACCTTTCTCTGCCGCCTTTCCCTCAAGCAGCTCTATAAACTCAGTCTTAATTTGGACTTTTGCGTTTACCGAATGCCTTGGCTCATGTTTGAACTCAGGCCTTCGACGCGGGCGGTAACTCCTGTCTTTTTCTCTACAGGTCAGGCACCGAATGAAACCGTCATCTGCTTTTGCTACCCCACAAATTGAACACTTTCCTGCATCCTTACGTGCATCCCGCCGCCTTCTCGTGGCAGCGGCTGCCTTCTGCCGGCAGTGGCTGCAGGTGACGTATCGGGGGTTATCTACTAGGCCTTTGCAGTGGGGGCATTTGTTGGGCATTTCTCAAACCTCTTCAAGGAACTGCCGTATCAGACACTCTCCAACCTGCGCGTTTGTACACACCTCAACCTTTGCCTTGGCGATTATTCTGTCATAATGGTCGGGGCTGATGTAAACTGGCTTGTAACCTTTTGACATTTTTAGCCTCCGGTCACCAACAATTTGGGAAAAATTCATCGCATAGGTACCCTGGGGATACCCACACATCTTTCAACACGCAGAAGAGTGTTTCGCCTATGTCTTCATAGACGATAACACCCTCTTCTATATTGATTCTAGTACAATTTTCACACTGGCACGGCCTTTTTTTGGTCATTACGCCTTTGTTGCCTCCTTTACCCATGCGGACCAGACCGAACCGGAAAGGGATTTACGGTAAAGGGCCGAATCGGTGCCGATTACAAAGACGTCGAGGCTGTCCGCGTCTCTTGATGTAATGGTAGGGCCTGTACCCTTCAGTATCGCACCACCAAGAGATATCCAGGGGTCCCATGCAAATGGTGGCGGTGCTGGCATGTGGCGGTACCAGAGCGCACCGTCGCTGCCGCGTGCGACGACGTCCAGGCCGTTAGCGCGGTATGTTGCCGCTGGTGCGGACGTTATGGTACCAAAAAGAGTTTCCCATTTCCAGGTTGTTGTAGTGGGATAACCGTGCCATAGTGCGCCATCAGAGCCTTCGACAAAGACATCGAGACTGCCTACGCCTTGCGAGCAGGCGGTGGGGGCTGAGGCGAAGGTGAGGGTTGTTGGTGCCGGGGGTGCAGGTCCTGGACCGGGAGTATAACGTTCTTTCATCGTGCGTGTTTCCGGCGGCCAGATTGCCTGCCACTGTTTGTACCATGAAGCGAAAGTATTGTAGACGTTATTCGCGTTGTTTCCGTAGCCGCCCCAGACACCTATCCCTGCACAGGTAATTCCGTTAGATTCCATATTCTGCGCGAGGGTGATGTAGTCCTGCGCTGAACTATGGTTAATCATCCATGTGCCAACCATTATGCCGATTTCTTTGACGCCATGAGCTTTGCAGTCGAGCAGGCTGTGGCCTATAGTACCCCATCCCCAAAAATTAGATGAACCATCGTAGGTCTCGTAGTAGCCTGCGCAGCCGTGGTCATGAACTGGCGCTGAGTGTGTAGCTGCCCACACATCGTCGTTGGTCCCACCGCCAGTCCCTTCGCCGCCATAGTCAAGAAAGATTAAATGATTCATGATAGAATCAATCTCGGGCGCTTGCTCTGATTCCCCACCAACAGCGTGCCAGCCTTGTGCGGCTAGGTTTGCATTGTAACTGTCTGAGCCGTCCCATCCTGCAGAACCATCATTTCCGTTGTTTAGAATGGGTGACATCCCTGCGGCGTTGCAGTCGGATACTACACTTGTAGGCGCTGAGCTGCCGCCGCCGTGGATGACGAAATGTAAGTCCACTATTCCAGCGCTCTTAAGCGCGTTAAGGTCTGAATACGAATCTCCTGATACAAAATACACCATTGAATGATTTACCATTAGTATCTCCTTGTAATATTAAAAAGAGAAGGCTTTATGACCTTCTCAACTTCTTTAATGCCACCCTCACAAAGCATTTTTTCTTAACTACTATTTTCTCAGGTTTGCTTGTTGAACCTTTCAGTACTGTCATACGCTTCCACCCGCAAAGGTTGTCTGAAGTTGATACGTCCCTGCCGCGGTTTCAGTCATCGAGATTGTATACGTGCCGTCGGATGCCGTTGTAGCGGTCTTACCTGCCACGTTTGTCCCGTTTTGCTGCAGTTGTATGGTCATGCCACTGACCCCTGCGCCGGTGTCATTTCGCGTGAGTTTCCCTGTCACAGCGAATGCTGCTCCCGTCGTGCCTGTAGTGGGGCAACTTGCCGTGAGCGTCGAGGCCACCGGTGCGTCGCCAATGATAATGGAAGCTGAATTGCTTGTCGATGGGTTTAATGTTGTCGTATTATCACCTCCTACTATCGTCGATAATATAGAATCAACAAATCCAAGATGCCAGCTAACCGTCGGTGCGGTGCCATACGGCCAAAAGTCCGAGTTTACGAAGTTGTAGATAACGCCGTCAAACGCTCGCCCGCGCGCCGCTATTAGGATATCACGTAACTTCTGTGCTCGTTTAAGAAATACCTGGCGTTCGTTCGCTAACCTATTGGTATTAACGGTCGTAGTAAATGGTGATGTATCAGGATACCAGTACCCCTGCCCGCCGTCAACCGGCGACCCCGCTGGAGGTGGGCCACCAGTCCACGATTCTTTATTGCCTATTTGGTCTACGTTTAGTATAATCGGAAGGTTAGGGAACTGTGCAGCATACGCCCCTAGGTTTGCGACCCAGAGGTCGAACATCTGCGATGGGTCGGGGGTAAATACTTCAACAACGAGTTGGTCAATCTCCGCTAACCTTTGAGCTGGCGTGGCATATCCCGTCACTCCCGTCGTCGGGTCTTTATACTGAAGTAGTGCTGAGTACGTGTATCCGCTCCACTCTTTGTTCGCTATCGCATACGTTGTGCGCGGTCGGAGCCACCTAAAGAAGTTTTCATATGCGACTTCGACACTGTACCCTACAAAGTTTTTAGAACAATTGTTTTCGATATAATCGCACCATGGGCCAAGTACTGATTCGTACGCAGAATATGGCGACTGATAGGTATAATTTCCGCTGTTCGTGACTTCTGAAACTTCCAGCCACCATTTTAGACCCATATCCTCTGCAAGAGACACATAGTAGTTGGCAAAGTCCTCAAGTACCGTGAGACTCGGTTGTCCTTGGGCTGCGGTATTATAGTTAATTGCTTGACCGTATTCCAAGTCAAAATACAAGTCCCACTTTGTGCCGTTAGCATCGGGGGCCATCATGTATGCTTTTGTGTTATCAGAACCGATATTAGTTTTTGTTACTATAGCTCCGGCGCATGTGCGGTTTGAGATTGAACCGGAACCGTTGGTGAGTGAATAGTGCGTACCCCAATTGACATACGAGTCGCACCATACCGGCCCGAGCATCATACCAGCGTTAAGGGTTTTACAGGGGTAAGTCGGCTTATTTACCATTCTTCTCCTTGAGAACCTTGTTAAGTCGTGATACCTCATGAGCAAGGTCATCCGCTTCGCTGGCTTCGGCCTCGTAGAGCATGCGCATTGTTTTCATCTGCTCTTCCAACTTCTCTGCGCGCCGTTTCTCATTGGCACGCTCTGAGGCTAAATATTCGATATCCCTCTTTAATTGTTGATTCTCCTCTTTGAGTGATTCCATCTCAGGATTTTCAAGATTCATTACCGCATCCACCTCCAGCGCATACCGTTGAGTTCCTCTGCCTTGCGCAGATTGCGAGAATCCCACCAAGCCCAGAGTATCCTTGCCGCGCTGAAGGCGGCGAGTAGGACCACGAATAGTATTATTGGTTCCAACAAGTCACTTTCAGGTGGCATTAGCAATCAACCCGTGCGCTGGGCAACTACCTGCAGAGCATTCCGATGGGTGGCTGCTCGCGCAGCTCGTACACTGCGCGCAAACTGTAGCTACGCAGGTTTCGTTCGGTGCGGCGGCAGTGGGAATTGCTGTTAAAATCAATGCCGCGATTAGGATTCCAATTAAGATTTTATACTTCACCTTTAACCTCCGAATTGTTTTAGTTGTCTCCATTTCCACAGCTTAAAAGCTGAAAGGAACAAATCAAAGTATTGTGAGATTTCATGGTATGATAGCGGCGGTGCTTCTTTTATAGTGCCCTTAGCTACATCTACCTTAATGAATGCCGTTTTATCTGGCCGCCTACCGTAGATTTCCTGATACGCCATCGAGTATGCTGCGAGCTGCAGCAGGGCGTCATCCTGTAGGCTGCCGGTTTTGAAATCGAAAAGCGCGAGGGTTTTGTCCTGCGTGCCAACCAAGTCTATCGTTCCACCGTATCCGTACCGCGGGCTTGCGATATATTGTTCTACATGAATAGGGGTAAGTTTTGTCGCACATTCCCACTCATATAAACTACTTAAAACACCTTCCACGTTGGGGTTCTTTATCAGGAACTCCGTTGTATCGTTATCAGTCAAATGCGCCTCGATGGCCTTGTGGTAAAAGGTGCCGACATCCCCTGCCGCGTCTCTATAATTATTCGGATGCGCGAGGGCATCATCGAAGCAATCGTAAACATTTTCGGTGGTTAAGCCTTTTAAGGATTCTACTTCTACACGGGCGTGGAACTGCTCGCGGCGCATTCTGTCCTGCCATTTGCCTAGCCAGATTCCTTTGGCAAGTGTGCCGTTTAATATGGTGGTTACAGATGGATACTCTCGCTTATCCTCGTCAATATATACTCGGCCAATGCCTTTGCGATATGAGCGCGTTAATTTCACCGTTCACCACCCACGCAGCGTTTACAGTGAGCCATCAACCCCTGCCGCCTGTGCTCGGCGGTGAAGCCGTGGGTACAAGGAAAATTATAGTTCTGTGACTGCCGGCAGCCGCAGAGTATGGTGCGCGATTGGTTTTGTTTATTCCGCTTCATGGCTCACCAGTCGCAACTAGGGTTATATGGAATCGCGCCGCTATCATCAGCAGGTACTTCCCCTAAATCGGAGTCCTCGACATAATCCGTTCGTTTGTCGATAATCTCAATAGCTTCGGCTCTAGTGATAGGATTTACATTACCTCTTCCACTGACCCTCCAGTACGTCTTCACCAATTTGATGTCGTCGTTTTTCTGAACTTCGTAAATGTGGTGATTCACCAGATGGAACTGCACATTGATTAGCTTCTCATTATACGTCAGTTTCCCCGTGCGCCACAAAGGGCCGCGCAGGAAGTGGCAAGAGTTATCGTATTTTTGTCGGATTAGTTTTATTAATTCATAGATTTGCTCATCTGGCGCTTCTATCTTTACACTATTTGGTGCAGTTACTTCCGTGTTTACCACCTCTCGCCGTGATTAATCCCGTGGTCGTGAACAAGAACGCCTCTGATGGCGTCCCATAAAACATCTAAGGGTACTAGCATAAACTGGGTGGTCCAACCTCTGTTCTCTTTTGTGAGTACGCGGTATGTATCTCGCCACTCCATCTCATTATCTTTAAACGCAAGTTTTAGCGCGGGCATCGGCAGCATCTGGGTGAGCCCCGTACTTACATAGTGATACGCAAGCCAATCACATCGAGCGGAATACAGCCAGCCGACTTTATGGTTTAGGTCACTCCACAGCTCGAGCACAATATTTTTTGAAGGATAACGGTCGGCTTTTTCTTCTACTTTGATATACTGTTCGCCATCATCGATTATGATAAGAATGTCGTACCCTTTTTTATTTTCGTCAATTTCTGTTATACGTTTCGTAGTGACCTTGCCGAGTGGTGCAAAAAAGATATGATAAAATTCCTCCATGCGCTGCAGATAATTAGGTTCCTGGCTGAATGCTAGGTCATCACCAAAGCTGGGATACTTCATTCACTCACCGTTTCTCACTTCTTCTTCAACCCACACCACTCTTTCTCTGCCGCCAGCTCTTCCAGCCGCTCGGTGCGGTATAAAAATAATCGGTGGAGGTTCTTCTTGTGTAAATGCAAATAGCCAGCCTTTGCCAGCCGCCTTACCCGTCTAATTATCGTAGCATATGACTTGCCGCACAAGGCTAGCTCCATAGGACTAGCGTAGGCTACGAATGCTATATGTTTAAGAATTCTATAATCAGTATCATCAAGAGTAATATCTTGACCAGTGTTTATTTGGCCGTCCAATGGGTATGTCCGTTCACAGTTACTACAGGCTAAATGGACTTTACCGTCGGTGGCTGTGTAATCAAGTTTCGAGCCGCAGTTACAATACTTCCTACGTTCTGATGCTTCCTCAGTCACGGTTCCTCATGCTTCTAGCGTCAACTGTTTAGTCGCGTTCCGCTTGTCAAATTCATTCTGCCACTCTGTCAACGTCATCATTGGTTTGAACCCGTGGGGGCTATCCTGCTCATACTTCAATAGTTGACCCCATAGTTCTGGATAATATGTATAAAGATTGTACAGCGAGTCTTTCCGCTGATATACACACAGCCAACAACCTATACGCTTAAATCGGTCATAAAGTGGGTTCAGCATGTTACGTTCTTCTAAAAAATTGATGCAATCGGCCTCGGTCCATTTCCATGTGATTAAAGGGAATTTGTAATATTTTGATACTTGAAGCGCAAGTGTGTTACAATGGTCGGCAAACGGCGCGCAGCCTACACATTCAACTTCCTCGGAGTACATCTTCCTATTGGTGCGGTGGCGTTCGTCATAGGCGATGCCAATCATGTGACAATCGTTTTCTCCAGGCTTAGGGAACGCCTTAAATTCCCTGCGTATCCAGCAGTTGCGTGGGAATGCCGCGTACGGGAAGCCTAAGACCGTCCCCTTTAATTGCCCCCTCTCGCGGACGCGGTAGAACCGTTCCTCGAACGGCGTTGATGATGTGACGCGTCGTTCGATTTGTATGCCGTAGTCGGCGATATATGCGTCGAGTTTATCGAGATAAGTGTAAAGTTCTGGAAACTCAAGAGTGGTATCTAAGAAGAGAGCTGAATCTACTTGGTCGCCGTTTTCAAGGGCATTGATAAGCATAGCTGTTGAATCCTTGCCGCCAGACACAAGATAGATATTATTGCTCATTTTCCCTCTATAATAAAAAATATGGGTGGACTTAACCACCCAATGTGTCACGGCCGCGGCAGTCGGTGCTCCTGCGATGCCGCCGCCACGTAACTTTTACTTTATTTTTTGTTCTATTTCCCTAACCGTGCATGTGCGCCACTTCAGCGCGTCGGCGCGGAATGACGTTGCTTTCTCGTAGAAATCATCATGTGAGTCCTGGAGCTCCCTAAGGGATGTCCAGAGGTTATCGAGTTCGTTGAGTACATTCTCATACCGTTCGCGCATCTTTATATTTTCCGCTACTGCCTGTCGCAGCAGCTCGTGTTCCCCTTGATTCATGGTTTGTACGGTTTGTTTACGTTAGCTTAAGGCTTGTGTTTGCGTCGCGTTTGTGTTAAATCGTGATAGATTGACACTGGTTAACTTCTGGGCTTCTTAAATGCAGACACATTCTCCCAAATGTCCGCGCCCTTTTCCTTGTGAATAATAGTAATCCTCAGCTTTTTCCCTACGAGGTCATCGCTGCTAATCGATGCCGGTATCTCGCCAAGCGCCGCGGTAAGGAGCTGCCCCAGTACGCTCTTTTCGTGGTATTTTTCATTCATAGTGCGCTGGATTGTGCCTTCGTTAGTACTAAACAGAACGACTATTTTGTCCTCCATTACACTGGGGTCATCAAAAGAAGGTTCTCTCGTGCGGTGCATTTTTAGGATTTCGGCGTCGTGCGTACCCTCGGAAAGTCTAGGCACGTGTGCGGGCCGCTCTAGTTGAAACGACTCGTGCTGGAATTCATTTCCTTCGAGTTCTGGTTTAGCATCATCTAATCTAACATCTTCTGGTGTCATAAATCGTGGTTTTGGCATTTTTTATTCCTCATTTGTGGTCTTAGGATTCACCTCAGCAAAAAAGAATCGGAGGGAGCGTGGGGTGGAGGTGTATATCATGAATCATGAAGACCCCACGCCATGTTGTTTGTCGCTACCTTTAGATATGGCCACAATGATATATAAGTTTACCGAAAACGGCGCGGGGTTGTGTTATTGCTGTGTCCTATAGTTTCTCCTTTTAACCATCTCATCAGCTCTTTTGCGAGTGCTTTCGGACTTTGTACTGAATACTGGTCGTCCTTTTCAAAATTGACAGTTACTAAACACTTGTCTTTCTTACACTTAACACAAACTAGTTCCCAGGTCATTTTTTAACCCCCTTTTTTTCATAATTCCTAACTGGTTTATCTTTCCAATAATCGTATGCTTCTCCAGTGTCACCCCACCACCCTCTTCCACCAAACACGGTATCAAACCGTCCGCATCGCATACATCTTATCACCCAATAACCAGGAAATCTATAGTAGTTTTTAAACTTGTGGGCTCCCACCAAGCATCGTAGACTCATTTCTTTACCTCATTTTTCTTCTATCTTCTCTAACAGTTCAATAATCCTATTTAGTTTATTTATTAGCATCCTAAACTGAAGCATGTTAGAGCTTTCAGTTTTAAAGAGTTCAGGGTCTATAAATTCTTCAGTCATTTTTATTCACCCCTTCAATACAGTCAAGCAAACGATTGACAAGGTTGTCAAACGACTCTCCAAACTTACCGTTCCGTTTTAACCGCGCATGTGTTTCCTCTGTCACGGTTATTGTTGTTTTTTGCATACTCAACTAATGTCTTTAATATTATAAATAGTTACGTTTGAAACGTGAAACTGTGAAAGCGATATCAAAACCCTGCACAAAACGCAAAGCTTATAACTAATCGCAACGCACTATGCTAGTGTTACACACTATGACACCCGACTTCGATATAATCATTCTCGACCCAGCGGACCAGCTTGCACATACGAGATGTGTTATCTGCTTAAAGAAAATTGATAGGTCACTCGAGAAATTAGGTAGGGTGTACGTACCTTCCAGATACGACCCTATCGAATATACCCCACACGACAACCACCAGCGCTCAGAAGTGGAGCACTTGCTTGAGGCGATTCAGTCGGCCGAGGGTTACGCGACTAAGGTCAACGATAGTGCGCTGAAGCAGGATTTGTTGGAAGAGATTATGATTAAAAGATTGGTCTTCTATGACCTACTGGACATTGTCCGCGCTAAGGAAAAAGAGAGTAAGGAAAAAGAGGCGGCGGCTAGGGATTAACCACTGTCTATTTTTTGCTTAATTTTATTACTTTCTTCTTCCTTCCGAAAGCTATATTAACTTTTGCAACCATCTGTAACTTAGATGTCTATCAATATCTCTGTTTGTACTAAATGCCGTAAAGAATTTGAAGCTGACGGCTTTAAAAAATGTAGTTTGTGCCGCGCAAAGCGACGAGCATGGTACAAAAAGAACCGAGTGGCATACTTAAAGAAAGAGGATGAACGCACCTACGAGCGAAGGCACACACTTGGAAACTGTAATAACTGTGGTAGGCCTAATGAATCTGAACGATTTAAAACGTGTGACACTTGCCGCGAAATTGGACGCAGATATCGGCAAAAACATGGAGATAAGATTCGAGCCAGCCAAGCAATATACCGTGCAGGAAACCGTAAATACCTGCGCGAACTTACCCGCAAATGGCAAAAGAAAAATCGTGAAGAGATACTTGAACGCCAGCGTGAAGAGTATTGGAAGAATCCCGAAAAAGAGCGTGAACGCGCTCGTGGATGGTGTAGGAACAATCCGGAGAAGGTAAGGATATTAGTACAAAACCGGAGGGCGCGCATAAAAGGAAACGGCGGAAAGTTACCACACGACGCCGAAATAATATTATTCAAACACCAAGATGGTTTATGTTATTTGTGTGGTAAACCTTTTTTTAAAAGATTTGACGACCCCCCAACAATAGACCACAAAATTCCAATCTCGCGAGGTGGGGTCAATGATATGTCTAATGTTGGTTTGGCTCATCTGAGTTGCAATCAACAAAAATGGGCAAAAACTGATGTAGAATATTTTGAGTGGTTGAGTAAAAGAAAATAGTGCAATTACAACTCGGTTGTAAACTGCACTACGAATACCCGCTCATCATCGCCAATTGGGCCGTACTTAGTTTCAAAGTGGCTTCTAAATTCATCTACATTACTAAATCCGTCTCGCATCGCATCATCATCCGTGAGGCTGCCATACTGCTTGGGATAAATCCCACTGATTCTCACACTATCAGACTGCACACAGATATCTATTAAGCCTCCCTCTGAAAGTCCAGGCCTGATGTGTGGGATTACGACGGTGCGCTTCGCCAATGCATCTATCTGGTTCCTTTCCTTTTTACTGAAAGCCATCTGCACGCGCGGCTCCTTGACCTTCTCAATAATCGCATCTACTGTTTCTTGTACAGTCACTTCAGGCCTTGCCGCCCTCCTGACAAAACTCCTCGCTTCCTGGCCGCGTAAGCCGGTGTCCACTATCGCCTGCGCTATCTCTCTTTGCCTCTCTGGTTCCTTGACATGCGAAGCTATGATTGTACCCGTCCTACTTTCAATCGTCCCTGCCGGTTTTACTTTGCTCATATCCGACGGGGCAATCATCTCCTGGACGATGGGGTCCAGCCGCGTTGCGAGGGCTACCCAGCGGTTTACTTCCACCGGCGAAACGCCAATCGCCCTGGCTAAGTCCTTTTGCGTGTTATACTGAAACTTCTCATCCAAAAGCATTGACCTGATTGCCCTACCCTTTTCCACATCCGTGAGGTCCCGCCGTTGGATATTCTCGATGAGGTTAAGTTCGATGACGTCCTGGTCGGTTAAATCCCTGATAATAACCGGTACGTGCTTCATCCCCAGCTGTTTCGCCGCCAGCCACCGCCGTTCGCCGTCGGCTATCTCGTAGTCGTTTTCTCCGATGGGGCGTACAGTGATAGGGTGAATAATCCCGCGTTCTTTTATATTCTGCGCGAATTTCTCGAGTTCCGACCGGTCGAACTCGGTTCGCGGGTTGAGTTTTGACGGGGTTATTGACTCCGTCGGCAGCTCAACGCTGCTTACGAATTCTAATTGTTGCGTCATTTTTCTCCCTTCCGTTTCATTAGACACTAAGTTACTATATGGTTACTAAAGATACTTAAAGGTATGCTATATTACGTTGTGATATAATAACAATATTGCTTAAGGAGAGTAATTAAACGTAGTTAGGGTTTATAAGTGTGTTGGTTTTGCTTTGCAATAGCACGGGCAATCCTTATAGCCTACCTATTTCGATTAAAAATTCTTTATCCGTCTTTGTGCCTTTGCGCAAGTTACACTCAGCGCAGCTTAATACAATGTTAGAAATATCGTTTGTGCCGCCGCGTGATAGTGGAGTCTTATGCTCTATATGATAAACACTGTTTAATGTTTTATAGAGGAGTTCACCACAGTAATAGCAAAAGCCTCTTTGTTCGTGCCACAATTGGTTTAGTTCTTCAACTGTATAAGAGCCACCGTTGCCATTCTCAAGAGCGCGCCGCCTGTGGTGTACCATTTTTCCCTTTTCAGGGTGCTCTTCTCGGTATTTTCGTAAATATTCGCGCCTCTGTTCTCGCACACTTGGTCTCTTTTTATACTCCTGATAATATATATGCTGACGCTTGAGCTTGTGTTCGCGCACTTCTGGACGCTTTTGATACTTTTTTTGCCGTTCTAGCATAGCTTCGCGGTGTTGCGCGTAATGCTCGCTCCGTTTTTTTAAGATTTTATCCCGATTTGATAAATACCAATTCCTTTTATTATTAGTATTCCTTTCCCTGTTTTCTTTGACCCACTTATCAACTTTTTTACGTATTTTTTCGCGATTCGCCAACCTATACTGTCTATCTTTTTCAGGCCGACATTTACTACAATACATGGTACCTGCATTGTGCGGGGTAAATTTTATATTACACCCCTTGCACTTTTTAGGCTTATATTTTCTTGTGTCCATCCTTCACATACCTCAAACATGGCCTATTATCAAATAGCACAACACTTCCTGATGGTTGGGAACACCACACAAGGCCGCCTTCGTATTCATAGGAGACGCAGATTTCGCAAGGAGACACGTTATAGCCTCTTATGCCACAGTTCCGTCCGCCGCTGCCGCAGGTCGGCGTCGCGCTGTAGGTTGCGGTTGTGCTCGGAGGCTTTCTTATGCGCGTGCAGGCAGACGGGGCAGTAGCGGCGGTGGTATTTGCCGTAGGTTAGGTTGCCGCAGCCGCAGGTGGTGAATGGGGTCATTCATCATCCCTAAACCATTCTGCCGCCTGTTCGGCTGTGAGTATGTGTCGCGCTATTTGCCCAGACACATGCCCATATGATACAGGGTAACCTTCGATGCGCATGTGGGCTGGGTTCTGACAAAATTTTGTGCCACAGACGGTCTTGATGTTTGCCCCTTCTGGCACCTCACCATATTCAAAGAGATACAACAGGCGGGATATTGTCATGAGTTTACCTTTGTCCGGGCACCCCGTAACATCACCTTTACGCAACCATATCTTATCACGACCTGGCTTGCGTAGGACCCAACACTCAGGAAGATTACAGTTGTCAACCCGCGCGCGGATTCTGCGCATGATATGTTTTGTATCAGCATTAGGTGAAACACGAAATGTGTTTGTCATCAATGTTTAGAATGCTGCGAACATATATATAACTTTGTAAAAAAGTAAAAAAGTAAGTGATGCGATTGTGACCTTGCCGCAGATTTCAAAAGGCTGTGCGCAATGAGCAAAGTTTATATATAATAGCAAACATATCCATAACACGAGTATTTTAAAGCTTTATATTATCATCATTAGGAAATCGCAAACCCTTCCATTCTCGGAGCATTTACTTTTTTATTTCTTTTACTTTCTTTACTTTTATGTATATCTATAGATATACTATTGACACTGGTCAACCGTCCTACCGCATCAAACCAAACAAGACCCCAACCACAATCACCGACATGACCCACGCTAACACCTTCACCCGGGTACTTGACCCCTCGAAGGAGTTCATGTTTTTCCCTGGTATTCCGTTGTGCATCTCTTTCCTCACCTCATTTTTCTTCTCTCGCCAATAATGACAGTACATCTTTTCCCCGCAAGTTATAGGGACTGTACAAGCAATGGAGATAGCTCATTTTACTTTACCTCTACTTAACTAATATACTTAATAGTATTAATACCTACTTATCGAAAGCCAGAGCTAAATAGTATGCTTCCAACCCATACGCAACGCAAAACCCTACCCCTTTCTGCGTCAGCTTCTAAACCACGCTGCTAACGGCTTTCTTTTGCCAAAAATAGCTAATTAGAAGGTAGCAAAAGCTAGGTAGCATATAAAGTGTATAGAATAGTAAGAAAAAAAAGAAAAAAAAGTAACCTTTCAGCTACTTTCCAGCCTGAGCGCGCAACTTAAGCATCACGCCGTTCGTCTCGAACGTAACTCCCGCTACGTAACCGACGATGAGTGAAGAAAATAAAGCTGGCACTAGAACCTGCCCACCTGTTGCGAGCGAACCCATTACAGCTAGTACTGCCATCACTGAAACAACAATCTTGTGAACTATCGGGGTCACGTCAGCCGTCAACTGTGTAAGGATAATCCCTATCACAACGCCCGCGAACACCGCTATAAAATTAATCGTTGTTGCATCTATCATTTTTATTTCCACCTCCTGTTTATTTTAACTCATGCATGAATTAATAAATTTCATTTCAATGCCGCCAGTAGTGTTGCCTCGCTCTGGACGGTATTGAACCTCTTCACTTCTACATTGTTGCGAAATATTATAACTGTTGGGGTTGTCGTCACATTGTATTGTTTTATCAAAGCCGCGCCGTTTGAATCTGTTGTCAAATTAATAATCGTCACATCATGGCTCTTGGCGATATCAGATATAGCTGGCGTTTGTTTGGTGCAGTAATCACAACCGGATTGCGTAAAGTAATAAATAGAAAACACCGGCTTTGTGGCATTCTCCGGCACGAGTATCACGGGGCACGGTTTCTCAGGCTTACTCGCTAGATTATTGTACGTAACAACCTGATATGCCACGCTGGCTACCCAACCTACAATAAGTAAAATAAACAGCGCAGCTATGATTTTCTTGGTGCGCCGCTTCGGGTGCGATTTAACGAATTGAAGCGTGACCCGAGTTCTGTGATTCAATGCATCACTCCATAAATCTGGAACAATACGAATAGTACTTCAATAAAAATCAACGTCGTTATGAATTCCATGTATGAAAATTGCATATTTTATCGCCTCCTTTTAATTAATGAATAGCGTACCAAATCACAATTATTACCGTAGTCAGCAGCCCAACTACTATCGAACCCAAAATCGCATTCAGGTGATTGGCATTATATGACTGTATCTCTCCGATTTTTTGAACTAACTCGTCTTTTGTTTTGACATCGTTCGCGTCTTGTTCGTCAAGGCGTTTCAGTATGAACTCACCTTGCTCACGCAGTTCGCCTATCGCGCACTCGTGGCGTATAATGGTGTCGTGGTTTTCATCTGTCATGGCAACCCCCCTTAAGGTAGACCTCCAAAGACGTGAAAGGTATACGAGATAAACACTAAGATAAACAAGAACGCAAGTGAAGAGAGCGCGGCAATAATTTTCCATTGTATTTTACTCATCGCTTCTGAGTGCTTCGTGATAAACTCCGTGCGTATTTCTGCGAGTTCATTTTTCTGCCCTTCCTTTACTTCAAGGATTAACTCTCGAAGAGTTGACATTCGGGAGGTTACCTCTTTATTAACTGTGTCTAACTCATTACGTACCTGGTCATAATCATTTTGTATATGGGTAACGTCATCAATTAATCCGATAATCTGCTCTTCGCGTTTTGCTTGCCCAACTTCCAGAGAACCTCTAGCACCGTTTATACTGAGTACCTTATCTTCTAGCCGCTCCAGCCTATCATCGCTGCCGCGGCGGTATCTATCCCCGCGGTCCCACTGGAAACTGCCGTCTATATTCCTTCTGTCAGGGATTCTCAATGTGTTTTCAAGTGCCTGTGTCGCCGTGGCACAGGCGTCGTCAATCATCTTCTGCGCTTTTTTCGCGGCTTCTGTTATCCGCTCTTGCGCGAGTAAGGCTGATTTATCGAGCTTCTTGATGGCTTCCGCTTCTTTGGTTGCCTTTGATATTTTGGTCATGCCTTCTTTAATTCAGCGATTCGAGCTCCGTCTGCACGTCGGTCTTGCTCTGCTGCTTCTTCAATCAGGTCACGCGCCAAATCCTGTTCTTTTTGGATTAGTTCTCTCGCTTTAGTTACGGCGACTGCGAGCAAGTCTCTCGCTCTCATGGCTGCTTCGGTTATAAGCTTCCGTGCTTCCTCTGCCGCAACTTCTAGTAGTTCATTAGCCGCTTTCTCTGCTTCTATAAGCCGAACTTTCGCTTCATCCTCAGCGTCTTCCCTTCTAGTGCGTTGCATGCGCGCTTCTATGTTCTCAATTTCTTTTTTTGTTTCTTCGTCCATGTTATTTCCTCTAATTAAAATTCTCCGCCGTTCCGATTATTGGCTCGCTTCTTTTTCTTTTTCCGTAATCTCGCACACTTCTTGTTGCGCTTCTTGTCGTTTCCAGCCATCAGCTTATACTCAATACAGGACTAATAAAAATCCGCCCGCGCATTGGCACAAAGGTTGTCGGTTGCTGGTAGATGTCCCCAGGGCTCAATCCGGCCGGGTAGGTTACTTGAGTCATATGGTCATAGAGTATCGGCGTACCGTACGTTTTAGTCGTCGGTAACATCGTATCTCCCGGCAACAATGAAAACGTAAACGAGGTGATTATTTTTGCTGCTGTACCGGTGTTTCCTACGGTGTATGAATTACTTAGAGGGTTAGCCATCGTAAGCGTTGTATCCCTAATCGAAGCGATACTATTAACCTCACTATGTCCTGCGGTATCAGTAATGTTTACGATATCCCCTGCCGCGAAATCGGCGACCGGCCGCCCCCAGGCGTCAGAAAAGTCGGCAACCTTGGCTACTTTTATATTGTCCTGTTTCGCGGCTGCAGTTTGCACGACGGTAGAAGAGGGTACCGGGTCAAGCATAACCGTCATCGTCGGTACGTCTTTTTTAATCTGTTGTACGTCATGGTAATCGGCGACCCACGTAACTGAACTGTTAGTCAAATCCATGGGGCTGCCATCAAGGTAGGACGTTATGACTCTAAAGGCCATGGACGTTTGTTCATCCATGGTGATATCCGGACTTGTTCTGGTTAGGATAGTGATTCCGTTTGACATTTTCCTTACCTCACGGTAAATGCGTATGTACAAGGTTCAAGCTAAGTGATTGGAACACCGCAGGTGCGTAGACAACAAGGTCGTACCCAGCGGTAGCGCCAGCGGATGCGTCATATAAATCGTTTCCAATACCTTTTGTTATACCGCCTACGTTTGCCATGATACATATTCCAAATCTCATAAGCGGCGCGATAGATGACCACACATTGTTGCCTATTAGAGATGTGTGCTGAGCGCCTGCGCCAACGACGTAAATACCAGAGTAGGTCGAATCCAGAAGCTGCCCACACGTAGCAATCTCGTTGTTACTAACCATGTTGTAGATAACATAACATCCCGCCGCCTGACCGTCAATTGTAATACCATCTCGGCTGCAACTCAAAATTAAGTTTCCATCCACTTTGTTTGAATTACAATCACTAGCAGCTGTAGCAGAAAGACACAGTCCATCCCCACCACAGCTGGCAATTACATTGTCGGATAGTATGCCAAAATTGCCTTGGTACCCAATACCGTTGCCGTACGCCTTATTTATCTTACAGTCGTTAATATTGACCCCTGATAGGTATGTTCCTCCACTTGCTACATTGATACCATCATTCATCGCATTGTTTACGGTTACCCCTGATATCGTTACTAGATTGGTAGTTACTGAAATCCCATAACGGTTTGTCGAACTCGCAGGCATTGGAATGGTTTGGACTATGCCGCCGCCGTTTAAGGTAAGGTCGCGCACCACTACGTTGGGGTTGCTAACGTTAACCATTGGTGACGCGTTCATGAGCGGCGCGCACGTAATCGCCGTGGAAGTGCCGCATCCTGCTAAGGTCGAACCGGCGGTAGGCACAATACTGTCTGATATGAAACAATCACCTTCGCTGAGCAACACCGTCCCACCACATGACGGCAGCGCTGCAAAGGCTTCGTTTATGATTTCCTCTGCGGTATAAAATGATTCTACGCCTGGAATCTGGAAATCTGCATTTTGCCGCATCTTGTCGCTCGCATTTGGCATTGCTACTGAAACCGCAACGGCCTGTGCGGTGCCCGTGCCAACAAAGTTTCTCTGGTCAAGCATCGCAGTAGTTGGGTACACCACTACTTGATTCTGTGTGGTGTTCACCTGCGCGAGAGGTATCTGCCACTTGACCCCATAGGTCTGAACGAGCGGTGCGGGCATTGGGCTTCCGGACCTGGGGTCGGTAGCCGGCCACACTGCGCCTGCGGTTCCTTGAACTACTTTCGCGGTTATACTGGCACCGAGTCCCCACTTACATTCAAGTACTACTAAATCTGCACGCGTTCCAGCCGCGGTATTCTGTGGAACGTTCAGGGTATTTATAGCGTCGCTTTGATAGTAATGCCCTTGTATCCACGCCGCGCCGGTGTCGATATTTACCGTCAGTGCCGTTGGTCCTGGCGTCACGGCGAGTTCGTTTAGGTTGTCATTAAATGTGACCGCCATGACACCCGTTCCAAGAAGGTAGCGCATCATTTGTGCCCATTGATTTTCACTCATAGTATTGCCCGGAGGCACTCCGAAAGGATAACTAACTTCCATTTAAATTTCCTCTTTTCTCCATGTTTCATAATTAACAATGCGGTCAATATTCTGAGGAGACACCCCATAAATCCTACCAAGCGCCGCGTCAGGAATCCCCGCGATATATTGTAACCTAATCTCTCTAACTTCATTCCATGTTAGTTTACATACATGGAACGAACGAAGCCCTTTATTGCTGCGCCCTCTAATTACCTTATCTTTCATATTGTCCGCGTGGTTTCCTAAAAACAAATGTTCAGATTTCACACAAAGAGGGTTATCGCATTTATGAAGAACGTGCATGCCGTTTGGAATTTCATTATATGCTAAGAGATACGCGAGGCGGTGAGCTTTAAATGGTTGCCACTTATTATTGAGTTTAACAATAAAATGCCCATAACCCCCACCATTCCCAGCACCAGTCCATATCCAACAATCGCCTGATTTATCAACTTTGGACCAAAATCGTTCTTCAAGAGTTTGGTTAGTTAGGTACCCTCTACTGATGCCTATATCATTCAATTTCATAACCTCATATTGGGGTTTATTCATATTATATCTTATCTTATGCCACTTTTCGTCCCTTAGGCATCCGTTTCTCATCCCTCAGGCTAACCGTAATACCGGCCGCCATCGTCGGCGGCAGCGGTAGCACGGGCGTTAAGCTAATATCTGGTGCTGCCCAGCCAACCGGGGTTTCAGCAATAACCGGTTTAGGGTTCTCAGCCCCCCAGTTGATTGTAAGCTCATTTCCCCACTTAGTGGTCATCCACTCAGGGGTGGCGGCCGCCGCTGCCGGGGTTGCTGCGGTACTTGTCGTAGTAGGGTTAGCTGTGGTTGCGGTAGGGGTAGAAGATGAAGATACCGCGGCTTTAATCGCCGCCAACTGGCAGTCTACATCGCAACCAGGATACCCATAACATTTCCCATCGATGATTGTCGATGGATTCGCGCTGCCACAACCGCCGTTGCCCTGGTCGGTGTGCATGGTAACGTTCAATCCGGCACTCGAAATCCCTGCCTCAAGAGACGCACAATACTCGCAACCCGTGAGAACATAAACGTCTATTGTCATCGTGTTACTCCATTACCGTTTGATACGCCGGTGAACTCCCCGCATCGGCGAAGCACACGTTATAGTACCTAGTTTCAGCAGTGTCGCTGCCGACCCATAGAGCAAACGTACCATCTGCTGCAGGCCAAAACTCCTGTATCTGCCATGCCGTTTTATCGGTGCGGCCCCATAACTGTAGTTTTCCCGTGTAGGGCCTACTGGGAATCCAGTCATCACCATCAGTAACCCACCCAGCGGTTCCTACAACCATCACTTTAAACTCAATTTTTTCAGAGGTTGAGTTTCCGCTTACCCTGTTGAAACCAAGCCAAATATGCCTACAGGGGCAATGTATCACGGGCACCTTTGCCGCCGCCCCCGTGCCGCCGGTTGTCGTAGCCGCTCCCGAACCGTCTTTTACAGCGCCATAGTGGCCTATCAGCTCTTGGGCCAAGCCTACACACGCAGACGAAGACTCAGAGTAACCCCCCCAGAAGAGAATCGTATCTAACCCTAGAGAGTCAACGAGATTTATGTAAGTGTTCGCATCTGCGGCGGGATTGGGTCCGAACATTATCAATATGCCAAGGTGCCCGGCCCCCGCGGCTTGTGCTTCTTGGATTGCCCCGCTGGGGTCTCTATATTGGTTGCTATTATTATAAGTTTCAATATAATCCCAATGTCCGTGACCGCCGGATGTGGGGTGGTCCCAGGGAGAAGCATACATATTCCCCTGTGAATCCCCTACGATGCCCCCATAATTAACATACGTACAATAGTTCATCACTGTACCAATAACCGAACCACCTACGCCCTCGCCAGCGATACAGTTCCATCCAGCGCTCACAATAGATTGGAAATACCCTGCGTATGACCCACCCGCTGCACCTATCTGGCTGGGGGGTGAACTACCATCGTTGAATAAGTTAAGGGTTGCCGTGGGGATTCCTGCGTTGTGTATTTCACTTGCAGTACCTCCATTGGTATTACTCCCATCCCACGAGTACACTAACCCAGCCTCGGTGAACCCCATTGACGCCAATTGACCTACGTTATCAAGCGAACCGAAATGGGCCGCGAATCTTTTTCCCATGTTACTGTCCTATGCTTCCTATGTTGCCGCCGAGGTTTGTCCATCCAATCCCCCACGTAAGCACGCCGTTATCTGCAGTCGTTGCCCATCGGTAGTACGTATTCCCTGCGCCCGTACCGCGCCCGTAAACGTAGACCCTAGGACTCACCCAATACGCACTGAGGCCGCTGGAAAACGCACCCCCACAGGTATACCATGTTACGCTCCAACCGGCGTTGTAAACTCGATATGCGCACGCGTTGTCGGTTCCCACGACAAATACCCAATGAAACGTCCCATTCGAGCACGCCCCAGGGGTAAACCCTTTCGTTTGTAAAACGGAAATGTCAGAACCTTGGGTACCTTGCGTTTCAAGCACACCACTATTTCCAGTCACCGCTGCGGTGTCGTTTAGGGTAGAGCTAATATCCGATATATCCGACCGGTGTTGTATCAGGTTTGCCGCCACCGCGGTTTTATAATCTTCATCACTCGCGTTGAGCATTGTTTATCCTCATTAAGTCATTGTCATCTGCTGTAACTGCTTCTGCATAGTTTTCTGCGCCGTCATCGCCCGCGTTTGCTGTTTTGTAAGCGCAGTAGTGAGTGCTGAACTCGCTGCGGAGCTGGTACTACCTGGGAGTGAGTACACTATCGTCGTCACTATTTCATCAACGGGCATAGTTCCTACCATAATTCGTATTCTATCACCTAGCCCGAAATCCCGCGGGTAGCGTACTTGGTCGGTTTCTTGGATAGTAAGTGTCAGTGAACCGTTCACGATAGACTGCGCCAATGTGGCGTTATTCGTTTGAACCATATTTGCCGCTATTTGGCTTGCTGAGTCCCCAGCGTTCGCGGTCGCGGAACTAATCCACCCTTCCCAGCGACCGTACTCATTAATGGAATTCTGGTTCCCACTTGGAAGCATAAGCTTATCCGGCCCCGTTTCTGGGCCGCAGCCCCAAATCATATTCGACGTCGGTGGGCCGTACGAGTACATGTACTCCTTTAAGTTGCCCATCTCGACGCTAAACACAAGATTACCATTCTGGGACAAGTCATTTCCGAGGTAGGTATCAAACACTAACTCAGTTCCTACTTGGGTTGTTTTGAAGTTTATCCCGCCAGATAAGCAAACATTTTGGACCTGCGTAAGTAAATTCTCCCCTCGTGCGTTTGACGTAACCGTCGCCCCCTGCATAGTCGGGGAAGCCACCGTAAGGTAAGGAATCGCCCTTGTCCCAAAATGGTCCGCACACGCGCCGTGACCGGCATTGAAATAAACAAGTTGTTTTGCGACGTCATCAGCCAGTCCAGTTCGCGTGTCGTAACCTAAATAAGAGGGGTCGTCCACGATACCCCCACTTGTTTGGATTATTGTACCCCCTGCTGGAAAAGCATCCGCTAGCATTTTTCCTGCGGGTCCGCTCTGGTCGGGAACTGAAATGGTAAGCGTGTTCGTGCTAAAATCGACACCACCTAACGTCAGTGCTGCGCTTTGTGGGAACAACTCACCTACCCATTCTTCAGTATCGCCGCTTTTACCCGGTAGTTGGTCCCAGTTGTTCCAGTAGGCCCCTGCTGTGTCAATCCACGCTACGGTATTACCTTCAACGAACCCTTCTGCGTCCGCGACGACAAGGGGAACATCATACTCTTCCCCTTCCGGACTGCCGGTCGTGATAACTGATTTAATACCCACCGCAGACCTTTGGACGCCGAACCGCCAGCTACTCGTTGAGGTATCAAAGAGCGGCCCGGTCACGACGGGGTAACAAATCCGGCTAGTAAGGTATGCGTTATCACAACCACCGATTATCGTTGTTTTTTCTTCCCCCGCCTGGAAGGTATGCTGTATCCCGTTGGGCATAATCGGGCCGTCTATCAAAAGTTCGCCGTCCCTGTAAAATAGAAACCCAGTGTTGGTGTCTATCCCATAACTCTCAAAATCTTTGGTTTGCAGGTCGAGTTGCCAGCTTGATATGTCGTTTAATTTTAGCGTGTGTTGCCACTGGCTAAATCGGGTGATTTCGCCTACGTCTTCTAAATTAGAATCACGGATGATAATCACGCAGTCTTCATCAACAAGTGGGCTTCCTGGCACGGTTAAACTCCTTCGTATCGTTGTACTAAGTTAACATTCGCAATGCTCTTTCCGTATTCGGCGCAACTCAGTTCAACCTGGATAATATTAGCACCCGGGGCGAAGCCCCAGAAGGTATTAGCGCCGGGGTCGATTTGGAACCGTAGGTTATACATGCCGCTTACGTTGGTTGTACTCCCTGTAGAAGACGGAACAAATACCGATATAACACCACTACCGTGACATGTCGGGCATATCTCCTGCCCGCCGCAGTTTACGCACCCGGAGGCAATTACACCAGTACCGTGACACGTCGGGCATGTTATAGATTTCATGTACCCGCTTCCCGTAAACGTAGCCGATGCAGTGCTTCCTACGGTATGCGCATTTTCAGTGGCGTCTATCACAACCGCTTCCCCTGCTATTAAATCATGGTTTAGCTGAAACACGTCGCCAGTAGTGGTATTTGTAAACGTTGGCGACCTTCCCGGGCCGGTGACTGTCCAGATGGGGTAGGACGTAGTATCCCCCGCGTTGTTAATAATAACCTGGCTCATAATTGCGCTCTTGCCAAGCCGCCACGTAAGCTTCGGTCCGCAGGCCTCAAGAATGACGTCAGTAGAAACGGGGTCTACCCCTGTGGTATGTACCCCACACCACGCAGTAATAAATATTCCACCCCTATAGAGGGCGATTACCGTAGGCATGATTTCATCAATAGGAGTCATCGGCCCCCACGACGCCAGCGCAGGGCCGCACGAGCCGCCCAGCGACTTTGGCCGCGCAAACAATTCTCCCTCGGAGTAAAACATCTTTGCGGCGTTCATGCCGATATCGCCAGGGACATTATATGATTCGATTAGGTTGTCAGGACCATAAGGAAGTGCTTCGTTAATATTCGCGTGTAGGTACGTAACTGTAGGATAATCCGCCACGAGTGCATTAAGCTGGGCCATAGCGGCGTAACACGGCGGGCACCCAGGTATCCAGAACTGAAGGAGCGTACAATCAGCATTTACCGTTCTGGTTGTCGTATCCGTCGGCGTAAAGAACGTATCAGCAGTATCGACTTCGGTAATATAGGCATCAGATGAAACGAGATAATCGTTTACAAGCGGGTCGGTAAGCGTTAGCACGGTTGAATTATCGACAGATTCTATAGTATTAATTTCTTCTACGAGTATCGATTCAGTGTAGACTGCATGATACATCGTCATCCCATCATCCGACGGCGCGATAAACCCGAGATAAGGTGAACTCGCTGCGAATTTTGCACGGAACTGATGTTTGCCTGCGGCCACGGCATACGCGCCGGTTAATGAAACTGTCCACGTTCCGGTTGAATCTGTCGTCGCTGCCGTCCCGCGGGTGAGCCATCCGTCGGCGGCATTTCCGTATAACGCAACCTTCGCGGAGTATGCTACTGTGAAGTTATACGCGATGGTGTCCGTCATCGTCAGGGTGTTCGTGGTCGCGTTAACGCCACCTGTAGCAATGTGATTAGTCTGCGAGAACGGGTGCATGCTTGAGATTACGACTTCATCGCCTGCTAGGAACCCGACCGTTGATTCTACTTTAACCGCTTTTCCAGAAGCCACGTCTGCGGTAATGTTGGATTCCGTAGATTCTTGCAGCGTTATCGTTTTTCCTGCGATGAAATCCCCGGTAGTTAATTTTGATAATACGCCTGTGAAAACAAGGGGGATATCAGTATAGCCAATCGTGAGGTCTACTGCTTTAGTAGTCGATGGTTCTTCCCATGTATAATGATGCCCGTCAAGGTAATCGGTCGCAGGATAATACTCCATTAGGTTGGTTACAACCGTATCTAGCCCGAGTGATTTATAGAGGTCAATCTGTTCAGGCTCGGAATCCCTCGCCGTTATCGCGTTATATTTCGGGGGGAACCATACAACAAAGTTGGTCATGCCTACCGAGTTGATATACGACCAATCAAGTATATCCTGATAACTCGGCACAGCATCAGCAACTGAATTAGTAAGCATCTGGTTGTTTTTACTGTCTGCTAGTACACCCACCACTAAGCCGCTTTTTATGTCGTCGGCGTATGCGGCCTCATCCCATGCTTCAATGTAAGGAATCTCCGCGGTGTCAAAGCACCTGAAGCTGTTTCGGTATACCCCAGAGCTATCTGGATTCGTAGATGTGTCACCTCGAGGGGTTGAGCTGTAGTTTATATATCCTGTGAACCCTACTGCACCCACCAAATGAGCCGGGTCGCCCGTTCGGCCGGTGCTGTTTATGCCTGCAACATATTCCCACCCAGCCGCTACGAGGCTTTCTAGCCATGTGTCCCAATGTGAAAGCGGGTACGTTACGTCAGTAACAACACTAATGTCAATCGCAGGCCACAAGCCTTGCGCCTTTATAATAGCCAGCTCGGCCGCGTAATCATCCGTAGTAGTTTCCGCTATGAGAATAACGCCGTTAAAGCCTTTTGAACCGAAGTACTGAACCTCTCCGTCGTTTATCATACTCGCGGGGAGGGCGACCTGGTAGTTTATCGGATACTGTACATTGCCGATGTTTAGGGTGAGTTTAGCATCCGCAGCGCCGTATGTCGCTACGCTTGTAGTACCTTCGAGCGTGGAAATAATACTGTCATAGAGTACATTATTCGTCTGGCTCTGGTCTTGGCTTGCAAAGTTTATGACGTTGCCGCTGCCTGTTACATCTCCTTTGTTTTGCGTCTGCGTAATGTTTTGATTTGCGTTTGTGTTTGTTGCGTTTATCGCCGTCTGAATCTGCGTTATCGTGTTTGTTGATGTAATAGCGTTCCCAGCATAGACGGCATCATACGAGACCCACCCCTCAACATCTTCAATATAGTTGATTGAATAATCTCCATTTTGGTTGGTGATAGCCGACCCCACCTCTACATTTCCAGAGGGTGATGCTTTATAAAGGGTAATAGGCTGATTTTGGAGTCCTGTAGCCCCTATTGAGAGGGTACCTGAAAGGATAAACTTCTCGAGCCGCATAGGGGTGTCTATGTTGGATACTAATGTTAATGCCGTCCCGGCGGTGATTCCTGAGTTGATAGTGAGAATATCTGACCACGATGTCGCATAATTAACCTCATCCGCGAGGTAACGCGCTTGGAAGGTCATCGGGCCGTCTTTGTCGGTGATGATTGTAAAGGAGTACCTGCCTCTGCCGTCCGTTATCGCAGAAAGGTTCCATTTCGTGGCTATGCCGCCGGTGATATACAATAATATAGCACCGATTGCCGTAACCGGGCTGCCGTCTGCCGTAGTTACTATTCCGCTTATGTGGACGCTTTGGTTGAGTTGGGGGTTGGTGTTGTCCACAGCAATAGATATACTCGTTGTTGGTACTGTGGTTCTTAGGTTTCCCACCCGTTTTCCCATCCGTATTAATTCATCCCCATCAAACCCAAGCTCATCACTAGTAATTATTTTACTGCCGCGGATTTCTACTTCCTTCCCTGCTACGCAGTTCGCGGTATTAGTAAGAGTAACCCTCGTGTCGCCGGTAAGCGCGTCGGATGTAAGCGCTATCGGAACGGTAAACGTAAAGAACGGAGAAGTCCACGGGTCGCTTGAGAAGTTGCGTGAGATTTCAGCGCCTGGAACGTCGTACCAGTAGGGGTCTTCCGCGAGGACGTATAAAGGTATTTTTATCCACGTTGGGCCTCGTTTATCATCATCAAGCGCCGCCTCGAAGCCCTTTAGGTACCTGCAGTACAGTACCTTAGTTTCGCCTTCGTTATTGGTAACCCACAGTTGAGCTTCGTTTTCCGGGCTCATAGATTTTCTGAGCTTTGCGAGATTCTTATGGAAATCGGCGGGGTCTTTTCCTATAATGGCGAGGGGGAGATAAACCGTGCGGTCGCCGCGGACGATGTTGCGGAATTCGGAACCGGCTATGTTGGGTACAACGTCTGACTGAATGGACACTGGTGTACCCATGTGACCAATTGTACCAATAAGAAGCGAGTAGATGCCGTCGTATCCTGAGTAGCCCGCGTCACCAGTAACCCGAAGGTTGAACTCCTCACCGTCAAACGTTTTAAGAACCCATTTTTCTGCCATTATTTCTCCTCATAAATGGTGATAATTTTCCAATTCTCTGATAGCTTGGAATACTTTGTTCGTGACGTTTTCGCTATCGACGGTCACATAAACGTTGTAGTATACGCTTTGGTTGCCGCTGTTACCTGCCGCGCCCGGCGTAGTCACCGCCGAAGTTGACACGTTACCAATAACCCCCCCGCCGCCGAACTTGGGTAAGGCGTTCAGTACTGCGGGGTTGACACCCCACCACATGCTTTGTGGTATTATTGCTTCAGGAGCCCCCCCCTCACCTACGAGAACCGGCACACCTCCAGGTACTGCGCTTACAAGTCCCCCGCCTGCCGCAGTTGAGATATGAAGGAAGGGGGCGGTTGTATCAAGCGTAACGTGGACCTTCCCTATCGCATCTGAAAATGCCCCAGGTATGCCGGTGAAAAAGCCCGATGCTGCAGTCATTAACCAAGCACCAAGGCCACTTACAGCGCTCGTGATTTTTCCGGGAAGTCCAGTGAAAAAGCCGTCGGCGGCGGTAAGTAACCAGTTTCCAAATCCACCTATAGCACTCGTGATTGCTCCAGGTAGACCGCCGAAGAAACCGGCCGCGGCGGACATCAGCCAAGCACCAAATCCACTTATAGCACTAGTGATTTTTCCAGGAAGTCCGCTAAAGAAATTCTCAGCAGCCGTGAGTAACCAGCTTCCGAAATCCTTAAGCGCATCTTGAATATCAGTCCAAATTGTATTAGCGAACCCCTTCCAGTCTAAACCTTCAATCCAGGCAATAATCTTACCTATCTCTATTTGGAGTTGGTTCCATACCCACTTAGCAAACCCACCCCAATCTAATCCTTCAAGCCACTTGACAATTGCACCTATAGCGAGTTGGAGTTCACCCCATACCCATTTAGCGAAACCACCCCAGTCAAGGTTCATGATTGCGGTTAATAACGCCGCAATTCCTTTACCCCAGTCAACCGCTAATAGACCCTTAACTATCGCTTGTCCGAATGAAGCGATAGTAACGAATATAAGTGTAAATATTTGAAGCCAGTTGACTGTTCTGAACAACGCGAGTATCGCGGTTAAAAATGACCCTCCTGCGTTTGTAAGCGTTTTAAAGAGCCCCAAGATTGCGGTCCCCCAATCTACCTTTGAAAGGTAATCCCCAATCCCACCGAGTGCGTTACCGATGGCTTCACCTAATTTTCCAAATACGGCACCCCAATCAACCTTTCCGAGTGCGGTGGCGAGCGCTATTCCGACCTTCATAAATATCGTCGGGAGTAGTGCAACTAGCTTAACAAACACATCCCCAAGTTTGCCGAGTATGTCCGGACCCGCTTTTTCCATTCCTTTCCCTAAGCCGCCGGATATCCCCGTAGACGCCTTTGCCCCCGCCGTTCCGCCGCTGCCGCCGCCGAATAGAGAATCGAACGCACCACCTATAGCGTCAATAAGATTATTAACAAGAGATGTAGGGTCAAAATTCATCGCTTGAGTAAGGAGGTTATCAATCGCGGTAAGTATCCCATAAAGGATTCCACCCCAATCAATGTTTTTCAGAGTATCAAACGCACCCATCAGGATGCCGCCGATAGTTCCAGCGGACTCTTGAATCGACGTCACCATCTTACCGGCCCACGCGCCGAAGTCGAAGTTCTTGATTGAATCAATCGCGCCTTGGAACCCCTGCTTGAGTAAGTCCCCTGCTTGAGAGAAGTTCCCACTCATCAGCGCACTAGCGATTTGCTGGACCCAACCTAGTACATTTTGTAGCGTAGTAACAACGCCGCTTATCATATCCCTAAACGTTTTAGATGTGGCATATAAAATAGCAAACCCTGCGGTGATAGCGGCTACTATTGCGATAACCGGTAATAATGCGGGGGCTAAACTCGCAAGCATCCCACCTTCGGCACCCTCGCCGCCCACGGCCGCCCCTTCGCCGGTCTGCAGCATGCTGTCGAATCCACCAGTTCCGCCTGCCTTGCCCCCCATACCTAAAAGGCTCGTGACTTTACTTACGTCTAAGTTCTTTAATGCGGTGGCAACCTTTTGGATATCGGCCGGTAACTTTGTGATGCTCATATTAAACTTACCAAGCACAAGATTAAGCGCGCCGAGGCCGCCGACGAGCAAACCGGCGGCCATGACAACTCCCTGGATGGGCATCGGTAACGAGGTAAAACCAGAAATTAGAGCAGTTATAACAGGAATAATCGGAGTAAGAATATTAAGGAAGCTCGTTAATATATTGATTATACTTATGCCCAACGGCGCGAACGCAGTTTCTAGTTTGTTCTTGAACTCGTCAAGCTTCATACCGAACGTCATAGTATCGGAAGCCGTCTTGTTGATGTCCCCCGAACTATTCTCCAGCATCTTGTTCATGTCGGCGACACTCATTTTTCCTTCGCCGACGGCGGTGACTAATTGAGTAAGCGTCCTCGCTGAAAAGTCAGTCGTAACCTGCTTCCAATCAGATGTTTTTGTTATAGCTTCTGCTTGCGCTTTATTACCGCTTTGGACGGCGGTTGTATATTTCGTTAATGTATCGATATCCTGTTCCCATTCAGTATGCGCGTCTTTACCAGCTTTAGTAGCATCACTAAACGTTTTGTTCATTGCGGAGGTGATGCTAGTGGATTTCAATCCTGCTTCTTCAAACCCAGCAACGTCGGCGGTAGTTTCTTTGAATGATAATCCTAATTGTGTAGCCGCGGGGCCCATCTTCTGTAAGTCGGCTGTGAGGGTGCTGACATCCTCGTGCGTCGCCTGTGATGCTTTTTCTACTTCATCCATCGAGTCGCTGACCTGCGCTGAGGTCATGTGCCACGCGCCACCCCACGCGGTTGTTGCATCAACTAGGCTAGTAACCGACACGCCACTAATACGCGACCAATTAAGGAATTTCTGAGTTAGGTCGTCGAGTCCCTGGCCGGTTAGTTTTACCCCGCCGTTAAGCGTTGCACTCTTGTCGTAGACATCACTTAGGGCTGTAGCTACAGTGTTTGCATCTTCAGGAACATTTGAGAATACGGTATTAAAGTTACCTTTAAGTGCAGTAAGGGCAGTCCCAGTTTCACCTGTCTGCTTTTCAATAGTCTTATACGCGCCACCGACATCCGAAGCACTCTTCAAGGCAAACGCACCGATGGCTACGGCTGCACCACCAAGACCAGCGGCGGCTATGCTGCCGATGCCGCCTAGCTTAGAAGCGAAGCCACTTGTACTTGTTTCAGCTTCGCCTAGCGCCGCCTTTAAACCAGTGGCATTGCCGGTTATGGCCACCATTATCTCATTTATACCAGCCATTTTACTTCTTCACCTTAACCTTAATAATCGGCTTTGCCGCGCTTTGTTTAGTAGTAGTACCGTGGTGTACCGCTTTTACCGTCGCGTGATGCACTGCGGTGGGTTTCACGTAGGGGGCAACCGCTCCGTGGTGTGCTGCCTTAACAGTTGCATGATGTACAGTTTTAGCGGTTGCGTGGTGCATGTTCTAATCAGGGAATTTCCCGTATTTTTTCCGTTCAAACATCTTAAACCCTGGTGCGTTGAGTTGCGATGCGACGGAAAAGTTTATAGCTTCAGTTTCAAACGCTGATACTTCCTCTGGCGTAAGTGTATCCAAATCCTTGCCAGTCAGCGCGGCATAGTCAATTATGACTTTGCTATATCCATCCACTTTTTCCCGTTCTCCTACCGCTTCTAATCTCTTATTTTTCGTTTCCGTTCTCGCTGGTTCGTTCGGAACCCACGGCAGGATATCGCTGACGGTTATCGCTGGTGACTTTTCATCCTTCCACATATTCATCATTAACGAAGTTTGCCACGCCGCGCGGAAATCGGCTGTTTTCTCGCGCGCTGTGTAGCCTTCGTAGAGCAATACAAACTCAAAGGGCATTAGTTCCCAAAATTCGGCGGGGGTTAGGTTTAGGGGGCCACAGGCAACTTCAAGAAGATTCTTGAAGTTGAACCTCAGTTTTTTCCTTTTGCCCTTTCTTCTTGACCTTCTGCTGCTTCTTCTTCTTGCCCATCTATCGCCACCGCCCGCACGCGCATGTTCTTGATATCCTGCTGCGCTTCGCCGTCGAACCAGCCTTCCATCGCGTAGGATAGTGCTTCCATTACCTTAACAAGTACATCGGGGAACTTTTCATACTCCATTATTTCCCCTGCTTGTATTGTGGTAATGCCTGGGAACTGATGTCTTAGCCCCGCTCCGAGCAAAATCCTTACGTCGTCGGTGCCGATTGCTCTGGGGTTTGTGAAGAGTAGGAGTGTCGAACCGCCGTACGCCTTCATCTCCTTATCAGCATCGCCGATTGCGTTATAATTGTACTTCAAAAAGATTTTCTCATTCTTTGCGATATCTAAAAACTTGCGGTCCTTGTCGATTTCAACTTCAACGAATCCGTGTCTAGGGTTCTTAACTTTTGCCATCTCTATCTTTTTTACCTCTCTGTTTCGGAATAAAGAAAGGGCGCGCTACGTCGCGCGCCATAGTCAATTATGCGTGTCCTGCGCCCTGTGTGGGTAATCTAAAGACACCAATCTTCGCGGTCGTAGCGCCGCTAAAGTACATCAACACCTTGCTCGTGAACCACGATACTGGAAAAGGTCCGAACATTTTTGAGCCACTTATTGGAATAGTGGCAACGACATCGTGTTCGAATTCGTGGTCGCAGAGGCTTTGGTCAACAAAGGTAACGGTGAGCGTTGCTGCGCCGTTTACGATGTACACAAACTCCCGCCCCGTGTTCCGGTTGTCCAGCAGATGTGTCTCCGCCGTTATCGGTTCTCCGAAGTAGTTGCCGGTAGACCCGCTTATTAGAACAGAGGTCGTGCTCAAATCCGGTGTGAGTCCGACGAGAGACGGTGTTGCGTTGTACGTCGTTGTTATCGGCTGTACCGGGACTTCGGTGAATGTGTAAAGTGTGCTACCCACCGTATATTGTGTAGTTGGTACTGACATTCTCTTTCACCTCAGTTTAGCCCTGCCCTGGTCCTGGGGACATTGCAGGTAACTGGAAAACACTTATTTTAGGGGACTGCCCTTTATTTGCTACACTCTCGCCGTCACCCACAAGCCCGTAGTCGATGAGACACGACTTTGTGAACCATGATACGGGAAACGGCCCTAGCATTTTAGCGGTTCCTGCCGCGACGGTGGTAACCACGTCGTGGTCAAACCCATGCGTGCAAACGCTTTGGTCGCTGAATCTGACTACTAAAGGATAAGAGCTCCCCCCACTACCATTCGCTATGTATACAAATTCTCTTCCGGTATTAACGAACTTATCGCCCGTAGACGTGCCGCAGGAATCCGTAGCAAGGTTTGGGACAATTCCAATCGCCATAGCCGCTTGGTACGTCGTGTTTATCACTTGTGTTGCCGAGAGAGATACGTGTGTATCTGCCATTTTTAGTTCCCCCGACTACGCGTATGTTGTTCCAGGGTCAGTTGCGAGGTCAATAGCACCGCTGCCTGTGAAGGTTACCGTCATCTTGCCCATCTTGGCGTCCGTCATGTCAAAATCGCACTTGAACGCTGCCATGCCGACCATGTGTGCTTGGTTCTCTGGGGTGCCAGTTAAGGGTGGAGCGCCCGTGATGTTCTCTTGGATTCTCCATGCAATTCTGCACGTAGGCCCTAGTGCGGGGCTTATGGGGTTGGGTTGTCCAACAGAGAGCGCAACTGCACGTATCCACTGTTGTCCAGCGTCGTCGTCAAGGTAATTGCAGTCGAACGAACCGTTCCACTTGTACCTCGTCGGGTAATAGACAATTGCGTCACTGTCTTTAGTCGTGAAATCCTCAAGCTGGGGGTCTATTGTCCATTTACCAGTAAGGTCGCCTCCAATTATTGTCCATGTGGGGCTAGTCACCACATTGGGGGTGCTGCCATCCTCGCTTGTATCTATATAAAATCGCGTAAACCGCCCATTAAGGAAGTTTACTGCGCTGCTTTTTTGAGCTACAGTCATAATCTTATTCTCCTATTTTTAATTAATTCTATGGATTGTCACACGCCAAACGAGCGTGGAAACCCGCTTACCTGCCCCGCTATAGGTGTATCCCTTTGAATTTTGTATATCAACGGAATATCCGCTTACGGTGCATTTTCCTTTCAACGCGTTTTGCACTTGTGTGGCCAGGTTGCGCAAACGCGAAACACTTTCAAATCCTTTCTCAACATAGCATCGTATTTTTACTTCGGTTTGCTTTGCATCACTGAAAGATAAATCGCAATCTCCAAAATCGCCGCTCGAAAATTCCACATGCGGAAACACTGAACGGTCGAGGGAAATAAAACCACTGGTTAATTTCTCCTTCATACGGTCTGCCAGTGTCTGCATATCGGATTTTACTTCTACTTTTTTAGCTTTTTTCGGTTCGGGTTTTTCCGGTTCGACCACAATTACCGGAATATCACCCATTTTGTCAAATTCATCCATCTTTAATCATTATCCTCCACTAGGGACTCTCGGATTTGCAGCCTCGGAGTCCCACGTTAAGCTTGTAAGTACTAAAAACGTCGCGGTCGTACCGGTGGGGGGGTATACTACTATTTGTTTAGAATCTAACGTGATACGCAGTTCATGCCGGTACTGCTGCACGTCTGCGGCTACCCCGGTGTCTGCCGCGAGTATAGGGACAAATATACAGTTCTCAACATCTGAGGTGTCCTCGGGGTCCGTTCCGAGTGTCATAGCCGCTTGGTGTTTTATAATTACTGGGTTGGTACTGTCCATCGGGTCTGCAACCCACGTAGCGGCGCTCCACGCGGCTAAATCAACGGGGTTGCCTGTGTTGTCGTTTACGACAAAATAGGGGGTAACATCCACGCCTTGGTATATTGTAAAGTCGTCTGTCATCTTTTTTCTCCTTATCACTCATCCAGTTCGCACGTTATTCTTATTACGGGGATTTCACTCTCAATACGGAACTCCTGCGCTGGGGATTCAGTGATTATACGTTCAGTAGAATCGGTATTTCTGGTTTCTACCCGTGGTGCAGATTCAATACTATAATCTCCCACACGGTACTCTTCAGAGGGCATGGTCGCCTGCACGCGCTCGAGGATACTCAATCCCTGTGTAGCAACACTAATAGAATGGCTGCTAGTGGTTGGAACTACGGTCTGCGTCCACGTTACCGTTACTCCGCTAAGAGTAGGAGCGAAAGCCTCGCTCGTAGTGGTTGGGGTGGTTAGTTGTACCCAACCGGTAATCATGTCTTCTGGCGCAGTTGCCGCGCTCGTGGTGGCGGGGGTCGTGGTCTGCATCCATGTTACACGTATATCCTCAAAAGTTTCAACGGAAATTGTCGTATCAGGAACAGTAACTTGCGTCCAACTTACACTGGTTCCGCCACATGACGGTGCAGTTACTCCACTTGTCGTACCAGGAACCGTTACCTGTATCCAGTTCGTTCCTTCCATTCGCCAACGGGACGCGTTAAAGTTAGCAATGAGCTCATCATCGGTAAGTACTACATCGTGGATGCGGAATAATAGCAAGTCAACACCCAAACCACAGGTCTGGATTTCCGCACAGTTGGCAAGGTACATATCAAAACCAGTGTCATCGTATAACGCGGCGGGGGCACCATCGATGTTTTGGGTTAACTCTTGATTGACGTTGTTTATTTTAATCACTGGTTCGTTACTTACATCTGACCTGTCGTGGGTTATCTGAATGTAATAAAAACCCCCAGGAACGAAACTAAAACCGGGTGTAAAGTATTGATATCCGTTGCCAAACGAACCGCTACCAGTACATTCAAGGTGGTACTCTAATCTATCTGACCATTCCCCTAGGGGGTCATCCACTGCGCGGATGTACCACCTATTCGGCAACGGGCTTTTATCCCATAAGAAAGGCCAATTTCCGGTATTTCCGTCGCGGTAATATACTATAAACTCAAGCGTGAGCTGTTGTAAGTCATCAATCCCTGCGGCTGAAGGGATGCGTACGTACTCAGTTCCGGTCCCTGTCGGCGAGGAAAAATCAAATGCTGTTGCCGTTGACGGTTCAGTAACATACAGGTTTTCACTTGCCGTTCCATCATACGTTGGACCCGTCGGGGCCGCGTTTATAACTGTTATATCATTCCCAACACCAATTGATTTGCTTGAACAGTCTGGGACCGTTACCTGCGGCCACCATGCGGCGCCCCCAGATAGTGGTACGACCGATGGTGCAATAGTCGCTGCTGCTACATTTTGGGGGGGTGGTGTGACGCCTAGCGTCTGGGTTGCAGCGACAACCGCAGCGGCTACGTTTGATGGAGTTGATTGTGTGACTGCTAAATCCTTTGTTATAGCGACAGTAGCAGCGGCTACGTTTGATGGAGTTGATTGTGTGACTGCTAAATCCTTTGTTATAGCGACAGTAGCAGCAGCTACATTGGGGGGTGTGCTAAGTGTGATAGTTTCTGAGGTTTCTATC